TTCCACCCCTTAATTTTCTCAACGAGAGTGTTTGTTTTGAAGTCGGGGTCGAATGTTTTTTGTCTATTAGCAATCTGAATTATTGCAGTCGCTAATCCGACCTCAACCTCACTTCCTGTCGTGCCCGCGGGTATTTTTAACCCGTATTCTTCACTTTTTTTATAAATCTCTATAATATTATGTTTTTTCATTTTAATACCATCCCGCGTGATTTACCGGGTTCGTATGTTTCATATACGAATTTTCAGCCAATCTCTGAGTCATTACTTCAAAATTATTTTTCAACTGAATCGCTCTAGTCGGGTCTTCATCATATAACAACTCACCTGCTACGTAATATGGAACCAAGTTTAGTACCGATTTCGGAACGTTAATTTCTTGGTCAGCTTCAGCTGCTGAATTATTAGATTTTTCAATCTCAGGATAAAGACCTTCATAATAAATTTGGTATGTACCCGGATTGAAAAATGTAACTTCCATATCACTCGTATACCCGACCTCGCAAGTATCGTCTCTAAATATCGTAACATCTTCCCGAGTTTCAATCACATTACCCAACGTATCATACTTCTGACCCAAACAATCGTTAAGTCTTACGTATAAGACATTAGCTGCCGGAGCCGAGGGAAACTCGTCTACAATTTCATAATCGTCTTCAGTAGCAAGAGACCATCTCGTATTGCCATAATCAGCGTAATTTAAGAAATCTTCGGGAAGTTTGAAATCTCTACCGATATCGTCTTTGTGAATGTGATACTCGACTGTCTTAACACAAGGCTTAATCGAATTGGCAATAAGTGTCAGGCACTCATTAGCCAAAGGAATCGCATTCGCGTTATACTTATCTTCGTCTTCAAACTCAGATTTGCTCAGCGGGGTTTTTCCAATTATTAAAGTTTTAAGTTGTGACCACTTCATAGTGTCTCCTCAGTCGTCCAAGGTTTAGCCTCTTCAGACTCATATAAACAAGGGAGCTTTTACACTCCCTTGCTAAAAATTTTATTATTCTGCAGCACCTAAAATTGTAGTAATTTTTTTCGCGTCATCAGTATCTTGATTTTTCGTACCTTCGCCTTTAAGTGATACATACGCCATAGCTCTGAAATTATTGAAACCTACACCGAATCTCGAACGACCTGCCCAAACATTGGCTTCCGTGGGTTCATCAATGTACGACTTAACAGTAAGGGGTACACGGTCGAACCAAACGGCACCGAGAGCTTCTTTGTTGTACTTAGAGTCAATCATAACAAACGCATAATCGGCTTCTGTGAAACCGGCGAGACCGTTGAGATACGGAGAAACTACAACATTCCAGTTGCCATACTGAAGGTTTACACCGTTGTCACCCATAGCACTCGTGTACTGGGTCTTAAGAGCGGTGAGCAACGCATTCTTAAATCCGTAATAGTTCGGAATAACCAAAGTATCTGGATTTACACAGAGAATATTGCCCTTATCATCTCTATAGTTAATCATTTCGGTTTGAACCTGACCAATCACATTGAGCAAATATTCTTCAGCTTTATTCGCAGTAAGAGCCGCGTCAAAACCTTTACCGGGGGCTACACAGAATCTGTTAGCTTGATTGCTACCACCACTGGTACCTTTAACCGGAACGTGGGCTTTATAGAAATATTTACGCGGGGTACCTTCAATCGCACCATTTTCAGTATCGCTACCTTTACAATCGAAAACTTTACCTTCAAACGTGGCAGTACCACTCAACGCACCGGAGAGCATCGCAGCACCATATCTTTCTCTGGTTCTGCCATAAGATTTAATGAAACCCATAGCCTGAGCGTTAATGCTCATCATTTGGTTATCTTCTATAGTTTGTTTGGAAACTACGAACGAGTTAGTCCAAATCTGGGTTCTAAAAATCTTACCGTAACCTTCCTGGAAGTCCGAAAGACCGGGTCTTTCAAGGTCTTCAGTGGGTTTGAAACCGTCCATAGCAGTAGAGCTTCTATACTCCTCCTGATACTTATCGGTCGTTTTCATAACGAAAACTTTGCTCAAGAAACTTTCTTTTTCAAAAGCTTCCTTTTCGTTCTCCATAAGCATTTTGATAGGCTCTTGGAGAATGTTGAACGCGCTTTGTTTAAGCGATTCGCCTATATTAAAAATTATAGCCATATTCTTTTATCCTCCTATCAAAATTACGACGCGCTACCGGGGGTGGCAATAACATAAATGTCAGTCGCCTTCGTTCTATAAACAACAACAAAATTAGCACCGGCTTTAACGTCTTCAGCGACAATATAATCCGTTCCCGGAGCTACTGTCGCAGCGTTTTTAGCAGCAATCGAAGTTGCCGTTTTAGCTTTTTCGTCTATGCCGGCAAGTGTTACAAGATCTCCAGTATCAAACGCACTTTCTGCGGCGGTTGAAATGGATACACCGAGCGTTTCATTTTCGTTATATTTCGCAAACGAAACGCCTTTACAAGCTTTAGCAGCCATTATTTTTTACTCCTATTCAAATATTTCTCAACCTCTTCTCGAGTTACATCAGGATTAAATGCTCTGAATTGAGCATAAATGTCGTCTGTAACGACCACTTTATCTGTATCTGTTTTACCTGTACCTTCGGGTTTGTTGAGATGTGTTTTTCCAGAGTCCTGTTCTTTGGTCTTTCTAAGCACTCCCTTCTCGATATCGCTGTAATGATTAGCAGCGTATGCTTTATCCAAAGACAACCCACCGTTCCAAAGTTTTACTGTATCCTCGTCCAGTTCCGAAATATCTGTGAGTTTTAGTCCAAATTTGTCGTTAAGTTTTTTGATTTCATCTTTCGCCCAAATGTTTTTCTCAACGTCTTCTTTTTCGGCTTTGAAACGCATTGCCTCAACATATTCGGGGTCATTTTTGATTAAATCCTTGATTAAAGGTTTAACAGTATCTGGGTCAAGTCCTTTATCAAGCAGAGAATTATCTACGTGAGCATCTCTGAATTTCTCATAAGAGTCATATCCAAATTCCTTTGCAAGAGCTTCTCTTTCTTCATTACGAATTTTTTCTCTGTCTTTCTTAAGGCGTTCTGAATATGCTTTCGTAGTGTCTTCCGTCGGCGGCACGGGGTCTGTTTGAGGTTCCTCGGAAGGGGTCCCAGACGGTTCCTCAAATAAATCATTATCAGCCATATCATCTATATCGAACATAAAGTTCTCCTAAACGTTTTGTGGACGAGGTTCGGTACGTTACCGTTTTGCAGTCCTAATGGGGCGGGTGGTTTGCGTCTCACCGCCATCGACGTCACAAAGGAGATGATTGCCTACTGTAATGATTAACACCATTACATTATATATAAACGATTATCTCTTAATTTTTGGCAAATGTTTGATTTGTAATTGGGTTTCGTCCATTTCTGCAACAACGCAACGTCCTCGCCGATTATAACATCAAATTATATCATTTTTCCAACCATCAAAAATTGCTGAATTGGGGATGGGAATATCTCGAAATTTTATTTCGGCTCCAGGAGCACTCATTTCAAATTCTTCGTTTGTTTCAGGATTTATTGCATAAAATTCCCGGCGAGTCTTAGGTGCGAGAGCCGCCCGATATGCCGCAGTATATGGATTTTCTCCGTCAACCAAATCAAAACAAACCGACCGTCTTTCTAAATAATCTTTATCAAGCGCAGCTTCTCTGGATTTGTTTATCCATAATTCAGCATACCCTTTAGTACCAAACCTATCCAATTTGCGAACTACAGCATACGCCATAGGTAATGTTATACCCAAATCTTTTACTTCATAATTTTCTTTTTTAAGTCCCATAATTTTTATACTCCTTTATCGATGACTTTATATGTTGTGTGAATGATATTATATTCATCCACCCAAATTATTTGTTTACATGGTTTCTCACACCAAATTACAAAATATTCAGCTATAATATGTTTTACAGGTTTTGCGCGTTCTTTATGTTCTGCAATCGTTGAAACAAATACTCCAACTATTGCAATAACACCCATACTACCCATCAGCATCAAAAACACAATCATAACTATATCAAAATCCATTGTCTCACTCCTTTTTATACTGTTTTCACTCTATCTTGAACAATAATCGATTGAATTTGAGCGAGTGACACTCTTGTTCCGGTTGTCAAATTTGCACCAGCAGATGCTATATTTGTTCCAGTTATACCCCAGACAACTTTATATTCATTAGGATTAATTATATAACCCGTTGCTGAAATAGCTATATCACTTCCCAACAGAGTTCCTATATCAGTCAAACTATCGCATACAAGATTATTACTCGATATTCTAGTAAACCTAATTGTAACAGTATTTGATGCCAGACCTATATATCCATTAATCTGAATATCATGAACATACAAATCAATATTACCTGAGCCGACAATTGATTGATTGCCGAAAAGAGTTTTGAACGTAGTGGGAGTCGCATCGCCCCACTCACTACCATCCTCAGTTTTCTTTAACACTTGTCCAGCCGTTCCCGTACTGTCATTCGCTGGTTTGGATAACGAATTTTCCGCCTTGTTTAACTTGTTTATAATCGAAGTGTCCAACTCGTCTTCCTGTATCGGGTCGGTAACGCCCACTAATGTGTTTATTGGTAAGTCTTTCAATTTGTCTTGAAACTGGGCTTCCATACCGATTTTTAATTTTACATCTTTTATGTTTGTTTCTGCCATCTTTTACCTCCTTAATGGAAAGACACTGTATTTAACAGATTGTATTCGTATAAGTCATTTGGGTAATCTGCTCTAAACTGTTCTACTGTCGTGGGTTCATGACCTTTACCATACATTTCGGTTAAGTCGAAAAACTGCGGTTTTACAATATAATTATTAAATGTTGCTCCCGCACCAATGTATAAATATGCCACACAAATATCAAAAGACTTATTTTGAAAACCGATATTTCCATCGGCGTTGATTGCACTTATACTCCAATTAACGGTGAATACACAATTTTCCCACTTTCCTTCCTGACCTGAATAAATATAGTAATAATGTCCTGCCTTAACAGAAACAAACATAAAACTATATAAATTCTTACTACCGCCCGTATTAGTACCATTTAAGGTGATTGTACCATCGCCATTGTTTGTAAAAGTAACTCCGCTGTTTGTAATCGTTGCGGGATATTTACTCTTATCCAACAACTGTATGGGTTCTTTATTCGCGATATATTTCCCCCGTCTTAATGGGAGATAACCGTAAGGTTGATAGGGAGTTGCTGTTGAGCCTTCTTCGATTTGTAGATTACGAAACATCGTTTCTGTAAAAGCCGAAAAAGTTACTTGTGTTATACCGTTTGGAATTGTGAACTCTCTATATTGTTTAATCCATTTATACTTGGCATCATCTATTAACCCTATATATAAAGCCGTGCCATCAGAAAACCCATTACCCGTCTGTACACCTAAACTTAGAGCATCATTTCCTGCTAAAGGGTTGTGACATTCATAACTCACTGTATAGGTTTTACCAGGCTCAACAATTTGTGTATAAAAATGCTCCGTATAATTAGCATTTGATGTCCAATACCCATTATGTTGAGTAATCTCCGCTTTACTTATATCAAATAAGTTCTTCGTCTCAGTCCTATATCTCAATTCCTTGAACCTTTTCCAACACTCAGGGCTGTAAGCGTACATATCGTTTGGAAACTTTGTTTTGAATTCTGCAACCGTGGTAGGCTCGTGTCCTGCTCCATACATTTCAGTTAGGTCGAAAAGTTGAGGTTTGAATACGAGATTGTTACATACTGTTCCTGCAAAAATATCTATGACAATTTGAAAATTAACATCTGTATTTTTTGCATAATACACATTTCCATTACCAACATCTACCAATTTCCAAATGCTATCGTGTAAACAATATGCCGAAGTTGACCCACCTGTTGGACAACCTTGTAAAAGTAGTTTATGCCCAATAAAATTATTAACAACCAGTTCACAAACATACGTCAATCTTGATGTAGCAGTTCCGTTTAGAGTAAACGTCCCATCGTCATTATTTGTGCATGTTATACCATTTTTTGTCATACTCGCTTGATATTTAGTCTTATCCAACAGTTGACAAACATTACTAACTTTTAATTTCATTACCACACCTCCACGGAGAAAGTGGTACCACTGCCTGTTACATCTTCAAGCAATGCGAAAGTGCCTGATTTTTTAGGAAACATCCACTCGTAACTCGTTTTTAAGTTGCCGTTACCGCTATTCCAAGTAGTTACCCCGTCGAACTCCAGTTCTTTTATCGAACCACGTTGATATACTGTGACGAGTTTGCTGCCTGCAGTTGTATCAATTTCTTCAATTGTGATTTGAGAACCTGGAAAATTTCTGTCGTTGTTTTTAGCAGCAATCTGAATTCTATTACGAATTGTATTATCAGCATCCGTCCATTGAGAACGCAAACTCTCACCTTCAAACGCGTTTTTACTAAATACTGTCAACGCAAATGTATTTGACCCATCAAGTTTGGCAAAATCCTCAAGCAAATATCCACTGTCAATCAACTTCTTATTTGTAGAGTCCCACTGTACCAAATGCCCATCTATAAATTTGGAACTATCGTCTCGTATTGCAACAGGTTCCCCTTCATCTGCGTTAAACGTAAAATTACCATTACTATCTGATTTACCAAGACCGAGTTTAACACTATCCGACGTCGGATCATAAGCTATACCATAAATATCAATGGCATTTTTCTTAATACCTATACCACCATTTGTTGCAAGAGTAGCTCCGTCAGAATTGCTATATATCATAGCATTCTTAATCGCAAGATTTTCAGTATTGTTTATATGTCGCGTTCCATTAACTGTCAAATCGCCAGTAATTATTACATTACCGCCAATTGTTCCGCCAGCTTTGTCATATTTAGTATCTAATTCAAGTTTACGAACTACGCCATCGGGGTTTGTCGGAGCGGTTTGCACCTGAAGAGTTCCTGTAACTTGAACATCGCCGGTTATCGCGCCGCCGGTTTTCTTATATGAATTATTATCAACTTTTACTAAATTACTATTGGTTTCACGAATCGTACTCCATAAATTAGCGATCTCTGTGATGTTAGCAGCTATTTTATCATTCAACGTATTGTATTCAGCCAATCTTATAACACCTTGTGGATTTGTAGGAGCCGAACTCACTAAGACTTGACCATTTTTCAATACTCTGAATGCTGTATTCCGCTGCGTATCAGACGCGCCATTACCTATGATAAATACAGATACATCATCGCCACTGTTATATTGTCCGAATATAGCCTGAGCTTTTCCTTGGGCAGCCAATCCTAATCCGTAAGAGAATGAATAATCAGCATCTTTCGAAACTCTACCAGACATACCGCCAGCATAAGCGTATTTAGCACCGACAAGCTGTATATCATAGCCATTAGCCCAGGAACCCTCCGCCGTCGCATTAGTGTCAATATCGTCTGGTTTTACAACACTTTGATAACCATCCACTTTCGACAAATAAGACCAAGCCCTATTACTTCTACCAGAAGCTTTCGAAATATGGCCATCTGCTACATTAGACACACCGTCTGTATAAGCGGCAAAACCGGATACATATGAGTTAAAACCTGTAGCGTGGCCGGCTTCGCCTCGTCTCGCGTCCATTTGTAGCGTATCTGTGGGAGTTGTACCAGGCTCTGTGGGCTGCCCCGGTTGGCCTGGCTGACCGTTAGGGTCAAACATGCCCTCTACATATTTTTGGTTCATTACAACGGTGTAAGCTCCCTCAGAATGACTCGCGGGAGCGTCAATAACCGTCTGATAACCTTGCGCCATACCATCCGTGCCATGTTGCAACGTTACGGTGTTATCACCAAACACGGCACTATAATTACCTTTAGCCAGAGTTGTTGTACCGGCAGCAAACGTGCGTTTACCTTTAGCTTGACCATTACCGCCGAACATTGCTGAATAATCTCCTAACGCGCCAATGGGTTCGTTATCTAAACTTAGTGTCGGGTCAAGTATTTTGGCGTAAATAGTATCATCGGGAAATGCCAAATGCCCGTTTTTACTCGGATCAGCTTTCATTTGTATGGCATTGACACCGGATCCCGATTGAATCGACTTTTCCGATTCGTCAAGTTTGATTATAATGAACGATCCGTCCTCAGATACATCTATACTAGCGCCTTCGCCGGCTTTTATAGGTATCTCACGTTCTGCCGAAACCTGAACAGATTGTCCGTCGTCAAAAGTCCAAGTTTCCTGAGTTTCTAACGTTATACCATCTGTCGTGTCATAACTGACTTTTGTTGGAATGTCGGTAATCCCTTTCGGCTGACCGGACATTCCCGGAGTATATACAAACGTATCAGCGTCAAGTTTCACTCTATAATAAACTCTATCAATCATAAATACTGCCCCCAATTATAAATTCTGACGGAAGTATCAACGGAACTTTTTTACGGTTTTCTCTACCATCATTTGTCCTTATAATCGACTCCCAATCTAATGCGTAATAGTAAGTATCCTCTGTCAAATTTTTAGTGTCGCTTGTTGGTATCACAAACAGTATATCACAAACATATATGCCTAATGTTTTATCGTCTGAATCCGAATCAACCTTATAATAATATGTTATGACGCCATCGCTTCCGGTAAACGAATATAAACAATTTGTCGTAACCTTGCCGGCATCCGCCGCTCCCGGAGAAAAATCCCCGGCTGTCGTAGCTGTAGGCTTAGTTGACAACGGCACAACATCCATTGTACTCAATAACGGAAGATTCGAACTACCGGTAACGCTATCATCATATGCTTTTAGTCGATATCGAATAACGTAATCGGTTTGTTCAGAATCATCTCTTTTATAAGGATTGCGTTTTACAGTAAACCAAAAATTTTCTATTTCGTGAGGAACCGATTGTTTCAGCAATCTGAACGGGGTTCCGTCATTCATATACAATTTTGCTCTGAATGTAGTTTCCTCGCCGCGAGCAATATAAATTTTACCGTTCTGTATTCGCATTTTCTCCTCCTTGAACTTTTTCTTGGAGCAACTGCATCATTTGCGGGTCATTCATGATAGCCTGTTGCATTTCTATGGGTAATTCCTGAGCTCTCTGTCTGAGCGAAGCCAAAGCTTGTTTTGCTAGCGGATACCCCAATTCTTTCATCGTATTCCAGAAAAGCATCAGGCTCTTCGGGTCTGCCGGATTACCAAACGTACCCGCTTGGAAATTGGATAGTGTTTCTTTCCACATAGCCTCCCTATTCGTCGACAAGTTGCTCGCATTATCGACCGAGAATAAAAATCTATCGTTATAATATATATTGCCGGGCTCGCCGTCAATAAAGTTATATCTGTTAAAATTACCCTCGACATACTCACCCGTAGGTTCTACTCTGGAGTATATTCTGGATTCATCACAGTATGCCAACAGGAACTTAAACATCAAAGCGTACAGGTTTGCGTACGCCGCGTCTTTCATTCTCCGTTTCGATTCCAATCTACCGGATGACTGAGCCGCCGCCACTTCTTTAGCCTTACCGCTTTCTGCTGTAGTATCTCTCTTTCCTTGGAACGAGTCGGTAATACCGACAGCATTTCTACCGAAGTTATAAGTTCTGTCCTGGAGAATATCTTCTTGCTGAATACTCGCCTGTACCGTGTTCACCGAGAAAGCTCTCATCTGGTTCACGTCTTTAACTTTGACAACTTTCAGCGTATCATCATCTTGCGGAACATTGCACCCCGTTGGTACGGTTACTATAGAACCACCTTTAAGCACATTCTCCTGCATTTTAGTGAGTAACTTGTTAGAAGATTCCTGTGCATTTTCTAACATATCAGCATCTGAGACACCATATAAAGACGATGTAGACGAAATATTAACCCTTCTCACGAACGGCAAATGTCTGATTTTATAATAAGGAATCCCCGAACCGGCAGGAGCTAATGTTTGTTCCTGCGGCTGACCATCCTCACCAACCGTAACTTTTATAATGTCGTCGTCTAAAGTTTCAATTTCGGAAGTGCGATATGTGAATTTGCGAGAGCCGCACACAGGACAAGTATCTGCCAAAGGCACTCTCTCACCGCAGTCGCGGCATTCTCTGAATCGCCTGAGTTCGTAATCGCTCTCGTCAAATACTACTATCTCGGAGTTCTCGACCCAGCCAAAGCGAGATATATTACCTTTATCGTTAAGGTACCAGGCTGTGATTATTGTGTTCATCCCACGGTACTCATCGCCCTCGGGGATTGTTTTACCATATATTTTGCGAATTCTGTCCATCGACACAAGGTCTTTGCAGAATATATACTCGCAGTCGTCAAACACTTTGCATCCAGGCTGCGGATAAATGTTCAATATGGGATACACTTTGACACAAAGCTCACCCTCTGTTATTGGTGTGGACTCATAGTTATCCCAGCCGACATAATAAAATACCGTACCTTGTATGAGACACTCACGCTCGGCTTCGTCGTTCATAACCTCGAACTCAAGACGGTCAGTCTCATTCTTAAGATAACCCTCTATGTTTAAGGCTAATTCCATATCTGCCGGATTACGCGGTGTTACTTTCGGTTGTGGTATTGAATTGTTAATCTGCGTCTCGATTAACTCATAAGTTAAATTGCGGAGCGTATAAGCTTTTTTCTTAGAATACCCGCCTCTCTGAAGGTCGCGTACTCTGTCTGTGCCGGTATAAAGCTCATATCTGCGTTTGACACGCTCGTCGATAGCAGCTCGTTTGGACACAGCGTCATGATAAAGCTCATCCCACTCCTTTAACGTCCTTTCTTTCATTGTTTTTAGTAATCCTCCCGTACAGTCATACTGTTCCGTGTTAATCTCGACTTTCATACGTAAGTTTTATGTGTAGTCTTCGGGCAACTACCAAAAACAGGCTACGTGCGGGTGTATGCGGTCGTCGAGAAACCTCCCGCTGTCACCTATATATACCACTCTCGCTCAATGTGGCGATATGGTTAAACCCCTCCTGTATAAGGAGAGGTCATATATCATAATTGCGTGGGTATCCCCACGTATCCAATAGCTCCTTTTGTAAGCCGGGGTTGGCGTTCTCGTAATCCTCAAGCATGTCTTCCGTCCAGTGTGAGTATTTTTTATTCTCAACCTCACCGAGGTCTGCATCAACAAATATCATCCTGTTGAGAGCCTGAGACATCGCGTCTACGTCGTCGTCGTGTTCCCCGTTAGGAAATGCCGCACACGAGTCTACGAAGTCTCTGGAGTACGCCTGATACTGAGGGAGCCAGACTTTACCGGCTTCTATAGTAGGAAGTACCGCATTGACGCGGGATTCCTTGCCGCCGTTAGGCGTTATTGGTACTATGTTGTCAAACTCGGCACTAAGTACGTTAATTATTGCCGACCCATTAGCTTTATCTTCTATAAGTATGTACCAAGTATCAGGATAGTCGTGAGCCTTAGACCGTATAGCCGCGAGGGTCTGCACGAAGTTAAGATGCTCCTTAAGGTAGTCGAGGAGATAATAGTTGCCGTTCTTCTTACCCCAGACCTGAATTGCCACGAAGTCGTTCTCATCGCTGTCCTTAAATGCCGCGTCTACAGAAATAACTTTATAGGGAATATCTGTGGGCGGATTCTCGTAAAACTGCCACCAATTACGTTTTATGAGGTCGCCCTCAAGCTGTGTCGGGTGCCCCTGATATAGCGACGTCCAGGCTCGCTGGCCTTGTTTACCGGTATAAACCTGCTTAAAGCTCTGCAGCCACGCGTTCCCACGTCCTATCTCAGGACAGAGAGCATCGCCAAGGTCACGGTGCAGAGGATCTGTGAGAGGATCCTCGCACTCACACGGTATGTTTATTGCGGTAACGTTCTTCTCAGTCTGAGCTATTCTACCAAATAAGTCATCCTCAGCCCAGCGTGTCTGTATAACTATCAGTTTCCCGCCGGGTTTAATTCTTGTGCGTACCGAGGACAAGTACTCACCCCATATAGCCTCCTTAGTTGTGGAAGATTCTGCCTCCTGTCTTGTTTTTATGGGGTCGTCTATGAGAAAGCAGTCAGCCGTGTGACCGGTTAAGCCTGCCAAGATACCGGCAGAATACACGCCGCCACCCTGGGGTGTATAAAACTCGATATTGTTACACGGCGAATCCTCAAGGCGAAAGTCGTCTCCGAATATATCTTTGTTAAATGCCTGGCATTTCTGTCTGTTTTTTCTGCCGAAGTTAGACGCAAAATCTGTATTGTAGCTCGCAACCATCCACTTTTTATCGGGATGTTTACCTAACCAATATGCCGGGAGAGATTCTGTTACCGTCGAGGAATTGTGTGTAGGTGTGAGATATCTGCCCGTAAGGTAGACACCACCTTCTACAGTAATACATTTTCCCGGTTCGGGTTCTCCAGGCAATATAGCGATTATAGATTCTGTTCTTTGTTTGGAAAATTCATAAAGTCTTTTTCTCTCGAGCACGCAAGGTATGTGTTCTGTGGGATTAAACGCCAACTGCCAATATACCCGTTTACCTTCAATCCCGCTCGACGAGCGTTTGGGAGAGGTGGTGTACACGCTACAATGCCAGCCAAATGTGGCTATAAGGGAACGGAAACTTTCTTTTAATAAATTGTCAGCCGTTGTAAATACGTATCTGTGGTGTTTTCTATCGAGATAGCCGTCAGTATCAAGAAGTCCTGCTAAGAGAGCCAGTCTCTGGTCTTTAGACGCTATAAGATACTCATCGGGAATAACCTTGTTGTGTTTGTCAGTCTGACGACATAAACCGTAGTGGTTGAGGTCGTGACGCAAATTGCAAAAACTATAGGTTACAACTCCTGTGATTTTGTGAACCCAAACAGAACCGTTAGGATATATCTCACGACACTTCTCAAGTACCGCCATATCGGCAGGAGCAGCGCAAATATACGGATTAGACGTTGTCCCGTCACCGAGCCAAGCTCCCATAACATAGGGGTCTACTGCCAGGTTGGTGGGGTGAGTGTCGAGGGGTGTGACCCTGGGGAGAGCAAATCTGTATTCATGTCCTCGCCCCGAGGTAATCCCGCCTGTTGAAAGCCCCAGAGATAACATTTCTTTGGTTTCCAGAGTTACGGTTTTGTGCAAGTGTCTGTCCACGACCACCCACTCGTGGTCAGGATGTACTTTTATAGCAGCGTTGGCAGAAGTGTATACAACGTAAGTCGCCGGTTGTTCCTGGGGTATCTCAGCCAGAACTCTGACCGGAGTGCCGTTTGGGGAGTAAACAAAGTCTCCGGGGTGTACGTCACCGAACTTTTTCCAGCCTTTTGTTGTAAGAATATCGTTCGAGAGAGCCTCTTCTTTGCCGTGCTGAGGTGGAGTCGAGAGCAGCAGAATGTCAAACCCGTTCGGCTGCGGTCGGTTCATAAACTCCTCGATTGTGTCGCACAGATACTTGTGAAAGTGTGACGGAATGTAACCCGGCTGCGTGTAAACATTGTAGCCGAGTAATGATTTGGAGGCTTCCCTGCGGGCAAGCTCGGAGGTTAACGCCTCCCGCAGAGCCTCCTTAGAAACACGTCTCCCGTCTGTTGTCGCAGATTGTGTAGATTGTGCCCGGGACGTGGGTGTGAGTGTTGTTGTCATTGATAATTGTTGAGATTTGCCAATATTTCCTCAATCTCATCTTTGGACATATCTTTAATGCCGGCTGTAGTGTCATTGAAGTCGATACCGGTCGTGGGTTTCTCGCCTCCGCCATCTCTGATGAACTCCGCAGCTTTGGTCGAACCGTTATAAATAGCCTCTGCATATTGTCTGAGAACAACCAATTCGTCATAGGAAAGCTCCGAATTAGCCATGATCGGGAAGAGGGGATTATTTATAGTGACGGGATCAGCCAAAATGTCGGAGAGTTTAACCTCATTCTTGCCTAGTTGGCGAATAAGGTTCTGATATCGTGTATATCTACTCATTATGTGAATCCTCCTTGTTGGTATGATAAATAGTAGAATGTTGGGACATTCTGCTATACATTATATATAAACGATTATCGAGTGAAATTTCGCAAAATTTTGTAGAAAACAGAAATGAAAATTGATGTGGGGGTAGGGGTGGAAAATAAAAATGAGGAAAGAACCGGGTGAAATAAAATTAAAAAGAACTGGGTGTGTAATAGTAAGCCTAAACCCGCGTGCGCGTATGGGGGTGGGGGTGTGATTACCTACCCGCACACGCACATTACATTATAAAGCAAAACGTAAGAAGGCTTTTCGGTGCAACACCACTTTTCGGAAGTGTAAGCCGTTGAACGGCGAACGAAACACAACCGAAACGAGGTTGCAACACCACTTTTCGGAAGTGTAAGCCGTTCAGACTTACGACCATTGAAACGCCGTTGCGTTTCTGTCGCAAATTGACAATGTAATATATCGCTCACTCTCACAAAGCAAGCGGGCGGGGCATATCGGCGCACCGCCGACCCCCGCAAGTCAACCGTCATCTATGCCACTGATGTATAGCGATATATCCGCCCGCCGTTATGTTAGTAACGTTGTACCCCCGACTATGGTATGACGTGAACATGTAACGGGCAACCCGCCCTTAGACAAGGTTAAACGACGTAATAAGGGATAACGATAGCCGGGGCAACATAGGTATCTATGCCGGCGTCATAACGGGTCATCGTAAATGCGATACCCGCGGTTAATTTATAGCAGAGGCTAACCGTATCATAGTCTACTATGATGCAACAACCTCTGAGTGCTATAAGGGTAGCATAGTCGCACTCATAGCACGCTATAATATAAATATATATTTATGACATAATAATATATTTATACGGTTTTTATAATGGTTGTTTTTCCCGATAATAAAAACTAAGAAAACCTATGATTTTAGCACGGTTTCATAAGAAACGGTACCGCCTTATCCAGCGACAGAAGTAGACTCTGTATTGTTGTAGGCTGTTATATATATGGATGCCCGTATATATAATGTAGTTTAGTGATATAGGGAAAATGGGATATTTAGTAACAGAAGTAAAGTAGAGGGGTTGCGTGAAAAACCCCTCTATTATTATATCTTAAAACTATAAGATATTTTTATATCTTATAGTTATAATTATGCCCTTAACTAGTTTTAAGGGTATAATTATAACTATAAGGAGTTATAAGTATGAATAAATTTTATCGTATTGACCGCGAACAAGCCCCCACCACGAGATTATATTATAATCTCAAAGACAAAACTGCCACAAAAGGTGACCTTAAAGGTACAATTATAGGCTCGACAAATAAATTTGTCGCTATTATGTGGGAAAACTCACCCGTAGCGGAAATTGTATCATTGCAACCCGCTACCCGTACAAATAACACATACTTTAATGCGGCGGGTTATGCTCGCTATCTCGCTAAACAAAAACAAAAATCTGTAAGAGGTTAATATATATGTATACAATTCTCGAAAATTCTAAAACTATCACCACACTCATGTCTGACCATCTCGCTACGGTTGACCGTCTACGCGATACCCCGCTCGATAAAGCCGATTTTAACGCTTACAGTATAGCCTATAAGGCTATAATGGATAATGTCGACACTTTATCCACCCTCACGGCAAAAAAGGCTAAAAAAGCCGATTTTGACGCTCTCACAGTCAATCTCGCGCAAGCGTGTATTTTAATCGCTCAATCTAAACCGAAAACATCTATCGTCTATGACGAAATGGATGCTTTATTCTACAAATCGGTAAATTATGTCTTTGTGGGGGATAACGATAATGAATGAATTTTCTCGTGTAGATTCTCTCGATTTGTTTGACGAATTTGTATACGAAGATAAAACGCTTATCGTATACGATAAAACATCCACCAAAACGCTCGCATATGAACAAAATAATCCATATATCGAACACTGCATTCCAAACAATGTCGCAATTCCCGAAAGTGATATTTGCCGGTTTTATGACAACCAAATAATCTAAGGAGTAAAATTATATGTCTACCAAAAAGCAATCTGTAATTGTCAAATTCTCACGCAAAAAGCCTGTTCTCAATCTCCAAGTTATCGATAAAAATACAGGCGAATTTTATCTCTCTATCGATTTTTCGAACATTGTTGATTATTTCGAATATTTCGGTTTTATATCCGCAAAATACGATGTGAAATCGGTTTATTTTGAGTAATTTTATATTTTCTTGCACACAATTTATATATTTATTCATACTTTTAATTTTAGTAATTTTGAGCCCTGAATTTGCTCTTTTTAAGCATTTTCAGGGTTTATTTTTACTAAAAATCATTACAATTTCTCAAAATCCCGCATTTTATCGAAGATTTTGAACAAAGTTGCACACAATGTTCAAAAATTGCAATTTTCACAAAAAAAGTTGAAGGTTTTTGTGAAAATTCTGTGAAATCTTCAACTTTTCTTCAATTCGATTTGAAAAATAACACCTGTTATTAAACCGTTTTATTATTCTCGATAAAATCTACAATTTTGAGCAAAACTATACACACTGTCCGACTTTTAGACCCCTCTCAAACCCCAAAAAACATTACTTTTTTATATATTTTATACTATTTTTATATGAAAATTTCAAAGTTGAAGAAAAAAATAGTCAAGTTCGTATAAAATTTTTCATCGTAAACTTTATTTTTATTTTTTATATAGAGTTTGCGATTTTTTGCAAAAAATTTCAACTTTATCCAAAATTATGTTTTGAACACCGTTAAAACAACACTTTTCGCATAAAATTATCCTATGGTAGTATAATCGTTAGCAAAAATTGCATTTTTTGCTAATTATCATCATACAATTATCCTAAATTTCAGTTGCAAAATTGAAATTTTTATTGAAACTTTTTCAAAAAGTTGAAAATTTTCTTCAACTTTAAGAATTATTCCTAAAAAAGGAGCAAATCTGAAATGCCTTACGAAATCATCGAAACAACAAACCCACAGACTGTTGTCATCGCACCGAACATGTCGGACAATGCGGTAGCAACCGGTAACATGTCAGTCGCCATCGCTTTGGGAACAGGCTCACAAGCACGAGCAAATTATAAAGACGCTGTCGCCATCGCAATCGGCGACAACACGGCTGCAATCGCCGCTCAGCCACAATCCATGGCTATCGGGAACACAAATTCTTTTACAGTTGTAAAAGGTGTCATTGGGTCATGGCTTGTTCTCACGGATTGTGATAAATACGGTCACTTAACCAGAGTAGTTGCCGTAGAAGTTGACGGAACTCTGATAAAACCCGGTGTATGCTACACATTGCTGAAAGGTTGCATTCAGCCCGCATATATTGAAGACCGTAACAAATATCCGATAGTAGAAGTAACAACCGCTTTGAATGAAATAGATAAATCAGCCGCCAGGGAGAGAGGATTATATATACCGAATGAAACAAGCGATAACAATAAGTGAGTTGATTACTCAACTTATGCAATTATTCCCGACCGAAGAAGAACGCACCACAACTCACGTTGCCTTATTCTCGGCAGAAGATACCTGGGATGCCCCACTAACACATCTCTATCGGGGCAGACCCGCACAATATCATTTAATGCGAGAAAATCCGCATACACACAAATACGCCCCGCTGCATAGCGAGTTTGACAGTCGCTTTTCAACCGAGTATACAGCATATACAAAAAACGATAAATTGGTTATATTGACCGATTTAGAGATATAGGAGATGATTTCATGGAAGATTGTAAATATCATGTTGGCGATACGGTACGAATAGTAGACCACGACACGCTTATCAAGCGTGGATATCAACGGGTGTTTGGCGGATTCACCAAACAGGATTATGTCGGATGGGCAAACGATATGGACATGTGGATAAATACCACAGCAACAATATTACGAATATATTCAGTCAGCGACGACCCCGAGGGTGTTTATCGGGTTACACTGTCACAGACAACAAGCAATACACCGTCGATAACAGAGTCGTGGGCTGTTACGACTGATTTTATTGAGTTGTGTAAGGCTTTTGTCGCACCAAACATAGATGAGTTACTTGCTCTGGACGGCGAATATGTTCAGAGTGTTCGATCGTACCGGAAAGGTTATCACGTTGGCGATTATGTATACTGGCTTGACAAAAGTGGTGAATGGGGGATAATTCCATACACATCAACCGTGTGGATGAAGTATAACATGTCCTCCAGTTACGCAACAACGTTTCCGCAACTACGGCTTGGTGATGACTATATTGTATTAGACAAAGACAAACACATACTCGACCGATTTATACACACTTTTGAAACTTCGCCGCAAGTTTATTCAAACGCCGACAGCATATGTGTATTGAGGCATAAACAAATATATCGCACATTTAACGACGACGATTTTGTTATGTTTGTAGATGGGAGTATAAAACAAGTAAAAGACCTTGCGGCACCGATTAAAACAAATGTACCGGTATATTATCGATATTTAGATGGTCGGTATGTTGAAAAACACAATATCATTATGTCCGGGTCGCTTACAGGTGAGATAAAATATAAGGATACGACAGACCGGATGGATATAACAACACTGGCTGCTGATATGAACGATGATGATGTAACTGTTTATGTTAAAAATGACCGTGTATTCACGTCAGATAACGATTTTATAATATTGAAAGAGGTGTATAAATATGTCGGTTAAACGATGTGCTATTTGTGGTAAATTTGTAGGCGTTTATGACGATGTTCTCTATGATGATGTGGGTGACGTTTATCACAGAGACTGTGTCGAAAATCACGATGACTATGAGATATGCGAACGATGTGGTGATGTTGTGCATGTGGATTATTTGAATGAAGTTCATACATCGTCAACTTCTATTGAACATTGGTGTCAGAATTGTGTCGATAGCCATGCTATATCATGTGAGGCGTGCGGTGAGTTGTACGATGAGGGCTCATTCGACATATCGTATTATGAAAATCTCAATGAATATCTTGACGATGATTGTTACAACCGACTGTTATATAACGGTGATATTGCCGTATGTCATAGTTGTGGTGAAGTCTTTTATTCGGATGACATGACATATGATGAAGGCGACGATGTATGGTATTGTTCGTCTTGTTATGAAGAATGCAACGACGATAGTATTATACGTCAGTATCATCATAACCCGAGAATAGTATATTTCCCCGCGACAAAATCGGCAGAAACGTTCAGAGGGTTTGGAATAGAACTCGAAGTGTCCGGTGATAATGCAAACCCCGATTGCAGTCCGTCAGAACTTGCAGAAGAACTTTCCGACGTATTTGGTGACCACGCATATTATATGCACGACGGTTCGATTGGTGACGGTGTGGAGATAATAACTCAGCCACACACAATGGAAGAGTTTCTCAAACTTCCGTGGCGTGATATATTAAAACAAATTCGTGACCACGGTTATCGTTCTCACGATGCGAAATGTTGCGGGTTACATATGCACATAAGCCGTGCTGCAATGACAGAAAACGGTATAGCACGTATCATTTATTTCTATGAGCATTACATACAAGATATTGTGCGAATAAGTCGTAGAAACAGCGATCAAATGTCAAATTGGGCTAGTACATACGGCTGGGGCGATTTAACATTTGCAGAACTCGCAAATCAAGTTAAATCTCATGACCATGGAGACCATTCCGACAGGTATCATGCTGTAAATTTAACTAATGCTAATACGGTAGAATTCAGACTTATGCGAGGCACGCTCAACTATGACAGTTTCATGGCTACTATTGACTTTTTATGGACGACAGCAATGAACGCAAACACGATGAACGATGAAGATATAACAAACCCCGCTAACTTCCTCAAAGGTCTTAAATCCGATACCGTAGAATATATAAAACGTAGAAACGCGTTTGTGGGAGTGATATAATATGTATACTTTCAAAGTAGGCGATATTGTAACGGGTGTTAAAGATAGTCCGTATTCAATTTCAAATCAAAATGTGATAATGGAAGTTGTGAATATTCCTGACTCATACAAAATTACAGTGCGAATTATAGATTTCAAACCCGACGCAACCAAGTCATATATTGAAAACATGGCAAAGTATGTGAATCAGCATTTCACAGACGTGCTGAACCCCAAATATTTTGAACCGTATTATCAATATTATTGTTATAATGTTGCTGCAAACAAATTTGAGTATGTTTATCAATGTTTTGAAAAAGAAGGTGTGATTTATGTTTAACGTTGGTGATATCATCATCGGCACCCACGAATCGGATAAGATATATTGTATTACAAACAGCACAACATTACTTAAAGTTGTGGCAATAATATCTTCCAAGTGGATTAAAGTAGAGTTAGTAAATAAAATAACGCCATTTGACGAAAGCGTGTGGTCGGTAGAAAGCGAATATTTCAAATTATATAAAGAATCGCTGTTCTATTGCGACAAAGAAAATAAATTATCATCCCAAAAAATAAATAACAATTATAAGGAGATTATATAATATGTGCATAATAGTTTACAAACCAAGTACGAGTAAATTCCCCAAAAAAGACATTTTGAAAAATTGTTTTTCAAATAACGACGACGGAGCGGGTTATATGTACGCTTTGAACGGCAATGTTGTGATTCGTAAAGGCTTTATGAAATTCAAAGAATTTTGGGATGACCTCTCTAAAACACGGAAGAAATTTGGCGATAATATCCCGTGTGTTATGCACTTCCGCATAAGCACACAAGCGGGTATCAACCCGACGATAACTCATCCGTATCCCGTAAGCGACAAATTGGACGATTTAAGGGCGCTGAAGTCGGTTGCCGATATTGGTGTTGCCCATAACGGAATCATTGATTTTACAAGCAACCACAAGGCGTTAGACCGCAACGACACGATGACTTTCGTTATGGACTATCTCTCGCTGATTGCGACTGCGAAAGATTGGTATAACGACCCGTCTAAACGTAAGTTGATAACAAACCTGATTGGGGTACACAACAAACTTGCAATATTGTCGGGTGACGGTCATTGTGAGTTGATTGGTGATTTCATATCGGACACGGACGGTTGTATGTACTCAAATTATTCGTACACGATAGATTATTCTCGTGCAAAATCTTTCCCCGCAATAACCGCGAAAGATTGGGAAGATTATTATGGACACGAGTGGGATGATATGATTGACGACGATTATATCAAATATGAAAATATGTGGAACGAAAAAGACAATGTTTACGACTTCACCAAAGAAAGTTGCCCGTACACGGTATACGGCGACTGCTCGTGGTGTTGTGATTGCAGACGATGTGCAGAATGTAATATGTATTTGACGGTGTAATATGGTAAAAGTAAACGAGGTAGCATTTAAGGCTGATGAGATAACAGATGAAGAACTCGGTAAATTTATCAAATTTTTAATGAAACACGATTATTACGGCACGTTTGCGTTCGACGGGATGTGTTATATGATTGAGTATGAATATAACCCGTCGTGCGGATACGGTACGCCGTACATACAATGGGTGAGTGATGAAATCTGACGACTTCACATTGAGCCGCATAAACGCGGTAACTTCCATTTTGGAAGATGAATTTGATTGCCGTTACGGTAACAATTATATTTACGTCTATAATGGTAAAGACGCACTATTATTTCATTATTTTGGCGATAACTCGATTAGAGAGTGGATTTATCTGAATAGATTCTCAGGTTATCGTGATTTATTCCGCTACATAAGAGAGTTATTTATAAAACATAAAGGAGATATTAAAAATTGATTAAACTTAACGACATTGTAGTAGTAACTGATGATTTTGACAACGTACGTACCAAAGGCTATATTGGTAAGGTGGTAGAAATTGACGATGATGGGGATGCGACGAATTATAAAATTCGTAGATATTACCCTGCTACGGGTAAAATGAGTACTAAATCGAAAGGTGCTTTCGTACCCGCCGATTATGTAGCACCGTACTTTGCGGTAGGCGACATTGCCGAACGCGATGATTGTGCCTATGTTAAAATCGTAAACAACGACGACCCCCTCACTCTTGTAGCCCGCAGATATTATTCGTCAAGCGGTAAGATGAGTGCAAAAGATAAAGGACACGAGTATTCACCGAACGGACTTACGAAAGTTGACGTTATGCCCGATTGCGATGGTTGCGATGATGCTCCCGACTTCCACAAAACGACCGCTAAACTCGTTTTACTTGCCACGTTGCTCGACCTTTTAACCGACTAATAACAACGCAAATCACACGCTCTGTACACGATAGCAGGGCGTGTATTTTATAAATTATGAGTAAAGTTAAAAAACATTATTTGTATCACGTAGGCTTTTTCTATCGGCACAATGCTGCCGAGTATCACAAACAAGTTTTAATTGACAGCACGTCTATTGTAGCAGCCGTCAAAGAACTAACTAAAACGTACGGTAAAACGTACGATATAATACGGATAACGAGCATTTCGGAGGCTATTCCGTATGAATATACGAAATAACAAAACAGCCGATATTCGCTCTATAAAACGACATAATAAAGACGGCACAATTACAACAATAACGGTAGATTGGAATAAATTGCCTTGTAGTAAATGCGAGCGGAGATACCATTTTACCTGTCCGAAAGATTGTTGGAATAAAAAAGGAGAATACGATGTATATTGACAAAGAAGCACGCGATGTATTCAAAAAGTTATACAAAGAAACACGTGCGATAACCGAAAATATTACCGACGAAATGGAATACGACTGTATCTATTTCGAAGGCTTTTATGATGCTATGTTTACGTTGGCTGACCAAATAGGTATTGATGAAAGAACAGGCGAATTTATCGACACTACACCGAAAGACATCGACGTGAAGTTGAAACTTCTCGACACCATTGTCGACAAAGCAAGTGAAAATAACTGTGTCGCTGATGTAGTCGAGTATCTCAAAAACCTCGGAATAACCGATGACCAAATCGAACGATGGGGGTATGACAACCCTGATGAAGATTGATATCTACAACACAGACAAAAAATATGATATAATCTACGCAGACCCTCCGTGGGCATACAATGACAAACTCGGCGGCAGGTCGGATATGGGGGCAACTCCGTATCCGCAAATGCCACAAGAAGAATTAAACGCGATGCCGATATCGTCTATATCAAACAGAAATTCCGTTTTGTTTATGTGGGCTACAATGCCGAAACTTCAAGAAGCATTAGACACAATCAAAGCGTGGGGTTTTAAGTATAAAACCTGTGCGTTTTGTTGGGTTAAACAAAATCCGAGCGGTGTGGGTATTTATTCAGGCTTAGGTCATTGGGTAAACGGCAATGCAGAATTGTGTTTATTGGCTACTCGCGGTCATCCTAAAAGAATATCCAAATCAGTCAAACAAATAGTAATGGCTCCTCGGGGTAGACATAGTGCAAAACCAAAAGAAGTACGTGATAGAATTGTTGCTTTAATGGGCGACGATAAAGAACGTATAGAATTATTTGCTCGCGAATATGCTGACGGGTGGGATTGTTGGGGGAATGAAGTATAATGAAAGCGTTTTTATTTGGAGTGTTTTATTTTCGGCAGGCTTAATGGTAATCGGGGCTGTTGCATACGGCATATGGTGTATAAGTTCGGAAAAATCAGAAAAACAAGAAACTAAAACGACAACGAAAACACTTTACACATATTACAAAAAAGATTTCGATGATATGTGGGAAATGATAAATTCGTGGTGTGTAAAATATTGCAATAAAGAATTCCCGAGGTATCACGATGAGATATTTCTTGGCAACTCGCAAATTCCTCTAAATTACTGGTAAAAGGCTTGGAAAAAATTAGAATTTGTTATAATCTATACGTAAAAGGTTGCCGATTTTCCAAATTATGGGAATTTGTAATTCCAATATTAGACGCGCCTGAATTATCACTTATAGAGATTCTATACATTATGGAATTTATTTGTCGATTTAGAGTTTGGAAAGAACCGGAAAGCGCAGACATTAAATATTGTTTGATGTGGATGGAAGAAGGTGTCTTTGAAACTTGCGAAGATGTAATGGGAGTTTCACAATATAAAATTAAAGAAAAATTTTTAGGAGACTGATTAAAGGAGCCCAAGATGTCTAACTGCGACATAATTCGATTATTGCAAGATTTGATAGCCATACATAGTATGCAATGTAGTGACACCCCACGAGCAATCAAAAATGCCATAACAAATTTAATATTTGCGTTGTTCGATGGAGTATATGACAAAATTCCGCACATTTTTGAATGTGGCAAGTTATATGTATACACAAAGAATTCTTTTGATTATTTGAAAAACTGTGACGACGTAACATTATGTTGTTCGGATAACCCTTGTAATTATGGATATGGAACCCGAGAAAACGGATATAAACATTTATATGAAATCCGATTAGCCGAAAATAAATACGGAATAATTTTGAACTCATTTTTTGAAAACGCTTTCAAAATTAAAAAATCGTATAAAAAATATTGTTGGTATGGTGGAAATATACATTTTCATGAACATGAAATTTTGATACGTTTAAGCGACGTCAGATCTTATCAAGAACTATATTTGGAGAACGATGTATGAAAAAACCTAAAAACGCGAAGTGGAAATATTGGCTCATAGAAGACGGTTCGGTCGATGTCGACGAGTTACAACAGTTTATCTACGAAAACAATCTTAAAATTAAAATTATTATATATCGTCAAGGTTCTGTGAAACCCGAATTAAAGAATTTTTAATTGATAGATTGGAGGGCTTTGTTGAACAATATGAAAATATTCAAAAACTGAGAGCTTCGTTTGCCAAAAAGCGTAAGTCAATCGTTTATTATTTATACCCGCCTCGTTGCGGGTTTCATTGCCGGGTGGCGAAATAGGTAGACGCACAAGATTTTGATTCTTGCGACGAAAGTCATGAGGGTTCGAGTCCCTCCTCGGTAGCCAAAATTATTATGGAGGTGTTTATATGGCTTGGGCGATTGTATCCTTAGTGTTGTCCTGTGTATCATTGTTTGTGTTTTGGTGGCTTGGGTTAATCGGAGCAATTCTCGGTATCGTAGGATTGGCAACTTCGGAAGACAATAAAACACAGAAAGGTTTGTCGATAGCAGGCATCATTGTAGGTGTATTGAGTTCGTTAGCGATGTGTGTTATAATTTTAGTACGTTGTTAATCGCTCTAATCGCCGACATAACTCAGTTGGTAGAGCGGCGGATTTGTAAACCGCAAGTCGCAGGTTCGAATCCTGTTGTCGGCTCCAATAACACTATACGGATGACCACTGTGTAGTGGGCTTGCAGGCTTAAATTTCACACGTCTCTCAACAATGCTGACTAGGTGAAATGGTCAATGAAGTGTAGTAATATGAATTGTTATATCATTGCAATGATATAATAAAGTGTTGTGTCTCGTCGTGGCGAGCTGAAAAATAAAATACTTACGGATAAATAATCCCATTCGCGAATAATAGTAATATAACAAGTTGGGGGTTACGTAAACAACAACTAAACTACACTTTTATGGGGTTTGTGGTGTAATGGATTTAGCACGAGAGATTGTGGCTCTCTAAGACCGAGTTCAAATCTCGGCGTTCCCACCAAAAAATACACGGAGGTTTTATGTTAAAAAAGAAATTTGATGATTTGCTTATAATTTTGATTCTAATGCGGCTGATTGTTATGGTTCTTCACATTTGGTATCCTGACAATGCGTATACAAATGCGATTACTCAGATGTTTGAAGGTTGCACAATATTATGTCTTTTGTTAATGTTTTTCTACAATGGTGATTCAGATGAATGAGCGTCATATTTTTGAAGTGACAGAAGAAGAACTCGTTAGATTGATAACTCCCGTGTTAAAAAATTGGGTTGAGAATTTGGAATACACAGGGCGTATCGCGATTGCTGATGATTGGAAGAATGACTTCGCTCTGAGTGTCGCTTGTGAAAAAGTCGGGTACGATATAATGAATCGACTGATCGATTTTGCTAAATGTTATATGGAGGATTGATATGGAACAAACGAAACTTTACTATGTCAAATTTCAGAATCGGTTCGGCGAGTCTTCACTAGTTGGGTGTGCAATTGATGTCAACTCCGCTCGACGGGTTATATCGGATTTTTTAAGCGACCGAGATTATAAAGCCCCGTATTGGCGGGAAAATCGTTATCCCGACTACATAGAGGTTGATGTGGGCTCTCATACAGAATTTTTCAAAATTTCGGAGGAACTATGACACGATATAAAAAATGTTGTAAACTGTGGTTAGAATTTAACAAGGAATATGCTGATTGCGAAAGCGTGTTTGATATAGCATATCTTGGCACAAAAGCGTATTATAATGGAAAAATGAGCCCTGTAAATTATTGTCCGATATGTGGGAGAAAATTGATATGACAATCGAAGATTTTAAGCCGTTAATCGAGTCTATGGCGCATAAATATTGTCCTAATTACGATGAATATGAAGATTATGTGCAAGAAGGTTATCTCGCCGTTATAAAATTGTTTGACAAACTCAAAGAGCGAGGTGAGACAAATTCTGATGAAATTCTTAAACTTAGGGCGGGCGTTTGGATAAGAAATCGTTTTTTGGATATGCGAAAGAAATTCATTCCGATTCCGATAGACGACGAAACTCTCATAAAACAAGAATCGTTGGGTGATATTGATATTGCGATAACAAACATTGCAACAGGTTTGAGTGACCGTCAGAAAAAGGTTTTTGGATATCTTTTAGCGGGCTTTACAGACGCGGATATCGCGAAGACGATGGAGTTGTCACCGAGAACGATTACGACCGAAAAAGCGGTAATTAAGGAGGCTATACGAGATGCTCAGTCACAGTGAGATAAGTACTTATCTTGATTGTCAGCGTAAGTGGGAACTCGCGTATAAAGACGGGTTGCAAGCAACAAACGAACATTTTCAGTTCGGCTCAATGGCTCACAAAGTTCTTGAAACGGGGCTAATACCCGACGAATTGGAATATTGTGAGCTGAAAGACGCGTTCGGTATTTCGTCGTGGAAAGATTATTTTGAGAAGGTCATAGAGGATATTGACAATTACATTGGCGATGAAGAAATCAAATATCGTGAATTGAGAATTGGATCCGAAGAATTTAATTTGGTAGGTATAATCGACCTCGTGACATTCAATAAGACCTCGGAAAAATATACGTTATGGGATTATAAATTCACAAATACACCGAGAACCGACAATTCATTGCGATTAGATGAGCAACTCACACTGTATGCAATATTATTTTCACAAAAGTTCGATATTCCGTTGACCGACATTGAAGTTGGGTATTTATCAATTCCTAAAAAAGGTATTGCTAAACCGAAAGTTTTGAAAAACGGCGGGCTATCCAAAGCAGCCCTCACTTCAACAACATATGAACTATATCTCGAAGCAATCAGAGAGAACGGACTCAACCCCGAAAATTACTCAGATGTTTTGGAGCAATTGAAATACTTCGTATTTGTAAAAGGTGTTCGGACGAGTGTTCCTGCGGAGTTAGCGGTCAGCGTTGCCGAGAATATTGAAAACGTTATGAAAGATATGCAAAAAGGATATGTTTTATGGAAACATTCCTTTATGTGTGAGAGATGTGAATTTGTAAAACAATGTAAAGGAGATGTTTTAATATGATAATTTTTGTAGACGGCTTTGATAAAAGCGGAAGAACGACACTCGCAAAACAAATTGCTCACGATTTGAGTTTCGATAAAAGTGGAGCACTCGAACCAATTCCGTATGAACGATATGATTCATTTTGGAATATGATGGCTAACTTAAACTGGATTGAACATTTCGGTTCAAACGTTGTATTCGACGGTAGTTTTATCAGTGACGATTTGTTCGACATATCAGATGAAGAATTGTCAATGTTTGCAGCGTTTTGTCAGAAACATGATGTATATTTCTACTTCTGTCATTCCAAAGACGCTGAAAAACTCGAGGAGTTATCGGGCGCGACTCACGACCAATTTGTGGAACATTCTACGAGGCTGTACGGTATGTTTTCTGGCATACGTATGTTTGTTCCTGTGACAACGCACGATATTTATATTGCGGATAGAATTGTAGATACGGAGGTAAAATCTTAATGGGAATGCTTGATTGTGTTAAAGGTATCAGTACGATGCCTTACAACAAACTTACTGTAATTATGGGGAAACCGGGCTCGGGGAAAACCACACTTGCAGGTACTTATCCGAAACCGATGTTATATGTGTCGATTGATTCGGACGGTGGCGGCGTTGTATTGAAAGGGTATAGCGATGACGATGTGAAAGTTATCACAATTAAACCTGACAAGAGCGGAACAATTTATTCCAAAGTAATGATGTTGCTTAAAGAACTTGCGGCAAATCCTCATCACGGATATAAATCGGTCATTGTAGATGCATATTCGTCAATTGAAGAAAGTATGGTAGCGACAATAGCTGCAACGAAACCGACGGGAGCGTTGAACTTCGACGATAGAAGCCGTATCGGTGACGCTATGAGAGCAATGCGTGACGCATTCGTTTCGTTGGCTGAGAAAGGTGACGTTGAATATGTCCTGATATGTCACGTTAAAACCGATACGTCAGACGACGCTTTAACGGGCGACAGCGAACCGTATATCATTCCGAAAATGACTAAAAACAACGGTAAGATACTCTTGGAAAGAGCGTCAAATGTTGTATACTGTGCTCGTAAAACTGTAAAAAGTGGCGATAAAGACCCGACGGTTGAATTTGTAGCGTATCTTGGAGCGCATCCGAATATTGACACGAAACTTAGAACTTTGGGTAAGAAAATGGACGTGGGTTTATATCTCACAAATTGTACATACAGCGATATTGAGGCTGTAAAGACAGGCAAATCCGTCGATAAAGCGAATGTAATCGAGAGCGGTATCGGCGTTAGCGATGACGAATAAAATTAAAAGGAGTTAAAAATGGAAAAAATTGATTTTAGTAAAGTTGAAATGCGTAGTTACATTGATTCTGAAGGATTTTATCCCGTAAGTATCAAAAGTTATTCGACAGGTATATCAGAGTTCAAAGGTACTCCGTTTATAAAGTTTACCTGTGTTGCCGATGACGGAGCATCCATAGATACGTCGTTTTATCTTACGGAAAAGAGTCTGTGGCGTTATAAAAAGTTTATGACGATTCTCGGGTTTGAAGTAAACGGATTGCTCGACCCCGAAGACTTGGCTAAGACGGCTGTAGGTAAGCGTTTTGTAGCGACTGTTAAGCGTAGAGCACCGTCGATTGACCCTGCGACAGGCGAAGAGATTGAATCTAAATATTTCGAGGTAACTGACTTTGCGAGAGAAAGTGATAGAAACTCGAGTGAAGAAGTTCCTTTCTGAGATAGGCGCATATTTTGTCAAGATACACGGCTCCAACTTTCAGGAGCCCGGTATTCCTGACATAATATCGTGTTATAAGGGATACTTTATTGGTATCGAGACAAAAGCCCCGGGAAAACTTAACAACCAGTCAGAACAACAGAAAATCCATCAGGAAAATATAGAAAAAGCCGGTGGAATATATATATTAACAGATAACGTTGACGATGTTAAACGAGTCATAGGAGGCTTGAAATGAAAAATATACTAATAGTAAGTGACGATTTCTTCACCGATTTGGGCAACGCAATGTGGCGTATAAATACAAATTATACGGTTATAAAATGCACGGATTTCAAAAATTATGATTTCAGAAAATACATAAAAGCAAATCCGTCGATTGTACTGACCCGTTCCAACGATTTGGAAAATGAAACGCCTGTGAAATTCGCAGAGTTTCTCGACGAATACAACATTCGTTTGATTGTGTTCCCCAACAAGAAAAAGAAAGATATACCCATGACAATCGGTACATATCTTACGGCGTTGCACGATGACGTTCAGATTGTGACCGAAGAGATTCTTGGTAGAGAAGACCAAGACATTTGCATAAGACAATTGATGAATAATGATTAACTTGTATCGACATCAAGAGATAGGACGAGATTTTCTCTTGGAAAAGAAAAAAGCGTGCCTATTTTTTGAAATAGGTACAGGGAAAACGTTTACTGCTTTGGCGGCATTAGAAAAACTCCCGAGTGGAAAAGTTCTGATTGCCGCTCCAAAGCGAGTTCTGATGGGTGTATGGCTCACACAGAAAGAATACGAACTTTCGCAACATCAAATAACTTATTTGAATTATGAGAAGATTGCAAGAGACCCGACGTTTGCAAAGCAACAATATGATTATATTGTGCTTGACGAAGTTCATCGCTTAAAGGGTAAAACTACGAAAACTTCTCGTAGATTTGAAGTTGTTTGTAAAAAAGCAAAGTATGTATTTGGACTTACAGGAACGCCCGTGGCAAATAATTACGCAGACGTATATAACATTTTCAAACACATGGCGATTCCTGAGTTTGGAGATATGTCGTATAATGATTTTGTACAAAAGTATTATTATACGAAGCAAATGAAAAGTGCGAGTGGGTTTGCGTTTAATTTGTTATTGGCTCCGAGACGAGGGTTATTGCCCGAATTGATAGAAAGAATATCAAAATGGTCTATTGTAAAACGACTTGAAGATTGTGTTGATTTGAAAGGACAAACGACAAACCTGATACACATAGACGGTATGGTCACTCCCAAATATCGTGAGATAGCGAGTGGTATTCTCAAATTCCCGGATGGACGAAAAGAAACTATGATACCGCTTGAAACGATAAACAAAATGCACCAAGCGGCTAATGGGTTTATATATGACCCGAACGGTGGTGTATATAAATTCAAAGAAAATCCGAAACTGAAAGCGTTGGACGAACAGTTGCAAGATTTGTTGGAAGAGACAGACAGAGTTATTGTGGTGTATCTGTACCAAAAAGATTTGGAAGAGTTGAAAACTCTGAAATATGATTGGACAACCGACCCGTTCGAATTCCCGAACAAACAAATAATCTTTGTACAATTTGCACAATCCGAAGGATTGAATTTGCAATATTGTAACCAAATGATATTTTACAATTATGATTATTCTTTCTTAAACTTCGACCAAATGAAAGGTCGTATTTACAGAACAGGTCAGGCCAAACCTGTGACGTATACAATATATATTGCTCGAAACACAATCGAAGAAAAAGTGTGGAAAGCAATATCTACCAAGCAATCAATTGATGAATTCTTAAAGGAGGCTTTGCGAAATGACACCTGAGTTTGAAAAATTCAATAAAATATTTCCGGACTCGCAGTATCGAAAAATACATGAACAATATGTTGGTACTGACCGCGAGTTATATCAGGCTGCGAAAGCTCCAATATCCCGACAAGTATGCTCGTTCGACGATATAAAAGATTGGGGCGGTCGCGTCGGTTGGGTTATTCCTCGCGGATTCATTGTTGTTGATATAGATAATAAAGCAGCCGCTGATGCAGTTATTCGCATCGTGGAAGGTGAAAATGTTAACTGTTGTGTTAATCGTGGACTGCACGGAGCACATTTTATATTCAGAACGTCATCCTTTAACCAACAAGTTGTAGCAAAAATGTGTGCGCTGGGTATTTCAATAGATACTCGGGCTGCTGAGCGTGGATATATAATTTTGCCTGAAAATGATACGGATAGAGAGTGGACTCGACTTACTGACTTAATCCAACAAATTCCTTCATACCTAATACCCCTCCGAGAATTGCGTAATGACACCAATTTCGTAGGTATGGATGAGGGGTCTCGGAACGATTCGCTGTTCAGACACTTCATGAATTTGAAGGATTATGCTTCAGAGATTGACGATGGCGACAAAGCAATGGCGATTCGTTTAATCAATAAGTATCTGTTAAAGACACCTTTGTCTGAAAACGACTTAAACCAGACGGTTTTAAGAGCTGCTTTAGTAGAAATTCCATCGTCAGGTAGAAAAGGTAAAGGTAAATTCGACCTTGAAATGCTGGCTGAAATGATATGTGAGGAATTTACTTTTATCACAGTTGACGATGTTTTATATGAATATCCCGAAGGGGGAACACATTATGAAAGGCGAGACGACAAATGGCTTGAACGTGTTATACACGACAGATACGCCAAGCGTTTGTTTGATGCTCAGCGAAAAGAAGTTATCAAATTTGTAAAAATCAAGACATATCTCGAACCGAGTAAACTGAATGCTCATTGGGATGAGATTTGTGTACACAACGGAATCTTAAACATTTCGAATCTGACATTGAAACCGCATTCTTCCAACGAATATAACACAAACTACGTAGATTGGGATTGGGAAGACAATCCTCGAGTATCGTTTGCTTTGGATGAGTACATTCACTTTATATCGAACGACGATTATGAAAAGGTTAATGTTCTATATGAGATGTTGGGTGACTGTTTCTTGCGTAGGTCGGTATTTCAAAAGTTTTATATGATATATGGTACGGGAAATACTGGAAAATCGACTCTGTTAAGAATTATTCAGAACCTCGTTGGTATACAAAATACATCTCATTTGTCATTCAATGATTTGGAAGAACAGTATCTTACGAACGAATTGTCGGGTAAACTTGTAAACCTCGGCGATGATATAAACTTCAAAGGTCTTACGGATACAAGTATTTTGAAAAAGTTGGTGTCGGGTGAGACGATGACTGTGAACAGAAAGTTTATGATGCCGTGCGAACTTACGAATTTTGCGACGTTGATATTTACAACAAACCAATTGCCTCCGGTAAACGACCATACGACAGGGTTTTCAAGGCGTTTAAGAATAATCGATATAAACAGACCGATTGAGAATCCGAAGCCGCTGTTCGTTGATAACTTGAATAAGGATGACTATAATTGGTTGTTTGTTAAAGCGATTAAAGCGATTCACAACGCGTTAAAACGAGGTGATTTATCCACTTGTACTTCGTGTGAAATTATAAAAACACAATATTTGGAAGCCAATCAGGCGTCGTCGATATTGTTTTGTGTCGATAACGGTTATGATAGCGATTCGATTGATAGGATGCCATGCGGGTTCATGTATGCCGAATATCGTGAATATGCGAAACAGAACGGATATACACCCGTGAGCAGAACAACATTCCAACTCGATATATGTCGCAAGTATGATATGGAACGTAGGAATACGACCGGTCAAGGCGGCGGACAGTGTATGAGGTTTGTGAGATGTCTATGATAACTTTTGATATTGAAGTCTTTCCGAACTGGTGGTGTGTTTGTTATAAGGTCGGTGACGAACCTATAAAAGACCTCACCAGTGACGATAGAGACGTTCAATATATATTAAACGAATTGAGAATCGGCAATGTTTTAGTCGGGTTCAATATAAAGAATTACGACTTGAAGATATTGTATGCGATTTTCAAAGGAGCGACTTGCGAAAGGTTATATAAATTATCCAAATCGATAATTGAGGAAAATCCAGACGACGTTTTGAACTCGTACAAATTCTGGAATGAATTCAATTTTATCGATTTATTTGACGATTGGCGGTTCGGGTCGTTAAAAGAATTTGAATCCAACATTGGATTGGATATCAGAGAAACAACGATTTCATTCGACGACAAAATTACGACAGAAGCTCAAAAAGAAGAAGTTCTTAGGTATTGTCATCACGACGTTGAAGCCACTGTCAGACTCAAAGAATATCGAAAGTCATATATAGAATCCAAAGAAGTTCTTGCGGAAATGTATGACATTCCGGTAATGCAGGCGTATAAAAGCACCAATGCGAAGTTGGCTGCGATAATTCTCAAGGCGAAACCTCGTAAATTTCACGATAGCGATAAGTTTCACTTACCTGAGAAAGTTAAAGATTATGTTGAAGAAGCTTTACCCAAAGAGGTGTTAGCAATGTTCGACACAATCTCATATGACAAAAAAGAAACATTTTTATTCGACAATGCTGTAATATTCGGTGTCGGGGGAGTTCATTCGGTTTACAAGCATCCTGATTGGGATGACGTTAAGCCGACATACACAATGAGCGAGGAAGACTGGCAACTGATAAATATAGATGTCAACAGTTATTATCCGAATATGCTGATACACTTCAATTTGTTATCGAGGTGTTGTGAAAGCGTTAAGGTGTACGAAGACATTTACGAATACAGGCTACATTGGAAACAAGAAGCGAGTAATGAATTAAAACGCAACGGTAAAACAGAATATTACTACTCTTGTCAGGCGAAGCAAAAAGCGTTGAAGTTAGTGTTGAACACAACGTACGGAGCTATGAAAAACCAATTTAACGCCTTGTATGACCCGTATATGGCAGGTACCATGTGCTACTTGGGTCAAATATTATTGACAGCATTAGCCAATAATTTGTATACGAAAATTCCGACTGTAAAAATTATTCAATTGAACACGGATGGTATAATGCTTAAGGTTAAAAAGCAATACATTTGTGAAATTGAGAAACTCGTAAACGAGTGGGAAACTCTTACAGAACTCTCGATGGAATTCGATTATGTGGCTGGAATGTTCCAACGAGATGTAAATAACTACATAGAATTGACAGGCGACGACCACAAGCCCTATAAATTAAAGGGTAAATGGAGCAACCAAGCAGACGAAGATAGAGATTTGGTAAACTTAAATGCTCCGATTACACATTTGGCAATATTAAACTTCTATACGAAAGGAATTGAAGTTGAAGATACCATTCACGCTGGTACAAATCCGATGGATTTTTGCTTCACGACAAAAACCGGTAGAAGTTATAACGCAACGGTATATGAGATTGGCAAAGTGTATGTTGACGCAAATAAAGTCAACAGAGTTGTGGCGACCAAAGACCATTCTAAAGGAACGATATACAAATATAAAAATGAGCAACCTGCTAAACCGAAAATGCCTACTGACAAAGATTCTGATTCTGCGTGGCGTAAATATTTCAGAGAGCTGGACAAGTGGGAAAAACGTAAAGGCGCGTTTGAATCCATCACCGGACTTCCATTCGGAAGATTGGATAAAACAGCAGAAATACCCGAACATTGCGAGTTATTAAATGATGTAATAACCGAACTGCCAAAAGATATTGATTATGATTGGTATATCCGATTCGCAAAAAATAAAATTAAGGAATTGATTAAAATATGATTGTAAAATCAATAGATATTGGAGCGAAGACACATTTCCAAATACTCCCGTTAGGTGATATGCACATCGGTGATGAATACTGTGATTTTCACGGTATTCAGGAAGCTATTCAATACATACGAGATACTCCTGATTGCTACACGATTCTCAATGGCGACTTAATCAATAATGCGTTGAAGACTTCTAAGTCTGATTCGTATCGTGAGACAATGACGATTGAAAATGAACAAGACCTTTTAATCGATTTATTGGCCCCTATAAAGGACAAAATATTGATTATGACTCAAGGGAACCACGAGTACAGAACGAGCGTTTTAAGCGGCATAGACCCGCTCAGATACGTAGCTATGAGGCTCGGTCTCATTGATTCGGGTAGATACACGGACAATACTTACATTCTCGATATCTTATGGGGTTGTGCGTATGGACACGACAACCGCAGATTACATTATGTTGTGTATGGAACTCACGGTTCCAACTCCGGTGGTCGTACAATGGGAGCTACTGCAAATGCTCTCGAAAGTATGGGCGGTATCGTAGCAAATGCGGATTTGTATTTACATTCTCATACTCATGCCACAATAAATTACACTAAGCCAATTGTTGTTTTTAATACTAAGAGTGGTAAAGCTGAGATGAAGAACCGAACGTTCTTTAACACCAACAGTTTTGTGAAGTATGGCGGCTATGGTGAACGTGGCGGATACAAACTCACTGATACGAGACCGTCTGTGTTGAACATAACACAGCGCAGAACTCGTACAGACGGTATGCTTACATTTACGGATATAATAAAAATATAAGGAGATTTTTATGAAGCTATCAAACGTTGTAAAACTCAATGAAATTCTCGGTACGAAAGCACTGAAAGTACTCGACATTAAACTCGCGTACAAAATTGTCAAATTGGTTCGCCGCATTGAAGACGACGTTAATTTTTACAGAGACAATTGGCAAAAGATATTGAATGAAACTGTCACCAAGGATTCTGACGGGATGCCCAAGATTGAAAACGGCAACTATGTATTCACTTTTGAAAAACGTGAGGAATTTAATAAACGAATCAGCGAACTCAATGGTATGGAAATTGAGATTCCTAACGAATATAAGTTCAAACTCGATGAACTGAGCGGTCTCGAATTATCTCTCGCAGATATGTATATAATCGAACCTCTTATCGTAGAATAATAAATATATAAACAAAAAGCAGGAGTTAATTCTCCTGCTTTTTCTTTTTGCATTTATTATAAATTGCTTTTAGTCCACCAGCAAGTGCAAATTGTAATGGCATAGCCGGTGTGAATGGTCCAGCCCAAAATACTATTATTGCAGATACGGCTGTCCAATACCAAGGATTGACAATCAACGCGAGTAACGCACACACTATAACGGGCGACCAGAAAATGAGTTCTGCTAAAACTATCCAGAGAAACATATCTTTGGTGAAGACGTCGGTTCTTAGCCAACGCCAGCACCCTTTAAGTTTCTCAGAGATATTTTTCTTTATACCAGTTTTTCGCATAATTTGTTGCTTTGGAGTTCAGTGAACGTAATTTCTTTTGTTTAGCCTCTTTATTAAGACTCTTATACTCGCCCGAAGAGATAAGTTCTCGAGTTTTGGCGGCTAACCAACGCGCTTTCACTTGACGAAGTTCTTGTAATTGCCACGATTTCACCTTAATTGTTTTTCCGTCGATAGTAAGCGTACCACTAACACTACCTGCGTTTATATCAGCGTCCGCAAACGCTTTCTCAACGTCGGATTTCAATTTGAGTGAAATTTTTATCGGCGATACAGTATTGATGACCGCCCCGATGAACGGAACGCCATAACGTTTTTCAAAGTCGCCAGTATAAGCGTTTACTTTGGCGGGAACGGCATAACTCAAACCGGGGATATTTTCAGCAATGGTTTGCCAATAATTTATAAACCAATTCGAGTCTTTTTGTTTTTTGCGATTATCCGCCCACTTGGCAACATTTTTGATAATCGACGGTATATATTGAGTGGTGTAATTTGCTGCTAAATTTTTGAAATAGTCAGCTACAGAACTATTGTACTCAAAAGCACTATCGAAAGTCTGAAGTAATGTCGCGTCAGAGAAATCTTTATATATCCCCGAGAAAAATCCGTTACCAGCTTTTGCTGAAGATATTCCTGCCGCACCCATAGTCAATGGTGTCAACGCTGGAGACAAATCGGACAATCTCATTTTGAAATCACCAATTTTAATAACCGTGCCCCAGTTATCGTCATCGTCAAGAGCGACCCACCCCAACGCGCCTAATATCATACCCACGCACATCATAAGTGTGCCCGTAGTAGCCTTTCCGAGAACTCTGATTTCATCAGATTTGCGGAAGGCTTTTTCAATATTGGTAAGTTCAGCTTTTATCCAACCTTTATCCTGCATTTTCATTTTAGCAAAATTCAAGAATGCTAACGGTGAATAATCAAGAACCGTTTGCATAACATTGGAACTGACTTTGATAAACGGAGTTGCTGTCGACGAAAGTAGCCTGAATATCGGATGATTACGGCCGACTTCGTGAACAAAATCACTCAACTTATTGGTGTTTTTGAAATATAATTTTGCCGATAGTGCTAACGATTTTTCAACAAATAACGCAAGAGTGTCCTCGGGAATGTTATCAAAAACCGCGCGTTTGCCTTTGTCTGTTTTAAGTTCTTCGGCCGTCATATCGGGAATTCTGTCTTTAAGTTGTGGGTCGGCTTTGATTTCGGCATATATCTTATCGACATTAAGTTCAAGCATATTTCTAAGATATTGACCGAATGTACCCTGAACAGATTTAGTATCGCCAGTATTCAACCAAAAACTGATTATGGATTCGTAGCCTTTCAAAACTTTACCGATAGCACTATTACCGAATGTAAGTTCTACGCTCAATCTACGCTGTATTTCACCTGTCGTGTAAGGTTTACCATCTACGCCAATGGAAGCCGCGTATTTATTTTGGTCTATCGAATTTTGTCTGAAAATATATGCCGAACGACCGTTTTTAACGAATGCGTCGTCGAAATATTCTTTAACCGCTGTCGATTCTTTTGCACGCACGCCATATTTATATTCTCCCGCAGGAGTTTCCGGAGTAAACCTATCGAATATACTCGACACCATAACAGTCGCCGCATCAAGCATTTTCATACCGGAGTTTACAACAATGTTCTTGAACCAAGTTGTGGGGGCTGACAACATTGAGAAATATCTCCAAGTCTGAATACGGTTTGCGAATTGTTTGATGACTTCGGTGCGTAAATTGGGGTCTTTGAGGTCTTTGAGCGAATATCTCGGAGTATTTTTGATATACCGTTCGAGTAACGCCGCCCACATAATTTGCTCCATTTGGAGCTTTCCTTTCCAATCACACAATTTGTATTCAACGTCTGCGATTTTATTGAAATCGGGAGATTCTTTCACAAGTTCGTCGTGCAATTGATTACGTAATTCAAGTTCTTCACTTAAAGATTGTTGTTCAATTGTCGTAAGAGAATCGTCTGCCATTAACTGTTTAATATCTTTAATTCTCTTGTTATTTTCAGCACGAACTGTTTTAAGCTTTTCATCGAGACGTTTTTTAATTTCGTTACGATGTTTTTCAACTTGCTCGTCGGACATTTTGCTGACCGATTCGGCCTCTTTCTCCATAGAGTCAAACGCGTTGTCCATTTTACCAAATTGTTCATCGGTATAAAGACTTATTCCGAACAAATCGATCGCATATCCGTCCTCGGTGGTAAAATTCTCAACCGTGTATATATTTTCAGAGCCCTCGATTTTTTGGTTTTCAAGGAATGTTGTGACAGGTGAAATCTCTGCACGAGCTTTATGAATTGCCGTACTGGATACATACATTGTGTGGCCTGCCTCAGACACCTTACCAGACATAGCGTCAATTGCTTTCATACGGATTGAATCCGGAAAAGCCGGACTACCGATGATATATCCGAGAATCACATCTGCCATACGAGATTTGAATCCTTTGCCGGAATTACTAGCTTCGATGAGTTTGTCAACTAACGGATTTAACGTTTCAACGTCTTTACACGCGCCATCCAATTGAGATTTGAATACCGGGTTTACATCATTGAGTACCTCCATAGATGCCACTTTGTGCGATTTATCGGAATCTTTGTCGAATTGAACTTGATTTGCCGTCTCTTTAGAATAGGAGTTCTCATTGAGAACATTATCCAGGTTGGCTACCAAATCGTTTACAGGATTTTCAATGACGTTTTCGTAAATAGTTTCATTAACTCGGTCAATATTATCACTGGTTGGTTCAGGCATTACTTCATTGACAGCCTCGACAATTGCCTCAGGATGTTTTTCAACAGAATCTCTTATTGTGGCAGACTCGGTTCCGGTGGCAATGTCTTTTGCAATTTCAGCAATCTTAATGTCTTCAGCAAGCGTTACTTCAGCTTTGGTAGGCGTTTCAACAGTTGTTTCCGTCGGTGCTACGTCAACATTAGCTGCAGTTTTAGTAGTTTCATCTACTACAGCTTTCAATGCTTTCGTCTTTTCAGATTTTACAGGTTTATAATATTTACGTATTTCAGCATAAATTTCAGCTTGCGCGTGACCACTCTGTGTAATAGCGTCAAGAACTGTTTGTCGCCCAGAACGTATAGAATTATACAGTGTTTTCGCACTGCGTTCATCTAAGTTACCAGCAAATAAGTCATTTATACGCTGAAGAGCCAATTTTGTGCCGCGGGTACTTTGGTTATATGTAGCCGATTCTGTGAGTTTCGCAGTTTCTTTCGCCTCGGCTTTAATTTGAGCTTGTTCAGATGCGGTCTCCCATTGCGAAAAATATTTATTGAATGCTTTCTCACTTATGCCGAGTCCTTCACGAACAAATTTATAAAATCCGTCAACACCATATTTGGATAAGAAGTTTTCTAAATACGTTCTGTCTGTTGTAAATTTTCTAAACATGACTGCGCGTTTTTCTTGAGACATTGAACGAGCTCTATCTATAACTGCTTGTGGAACGTCGAGCTTAGTCTCTTCGTATTCTACAGGTGTAAATCCGGCGGTTTTCTCAACGCCCTCAGTCAATGCGACATCGTTTGCAAGACTGGTGACGGCACCGACACCTTTGCCGACAATAGCACGATACAATTTGGAGTATTCTTCAATCGATCCGGTTTCAATCGTGTTGATTATAGCCACATTCAAAGCACCGTTGGATGGGTCATTTACTTTAGCAGCAAATGTTGCATCCTCCAAACTACGCTTATATACGTTGAGCTGACGTTTTTCTTGTGCGGTTAAATCGGTTGCATCACGTTTCGTCTCATATAAATTTTGGGCATTCGATTGTAATTCTTTCCATGACGATACATCCATTTTAAGTTGAGTTATTCCAAATTCAGCTTTTACCGCCTCGATGAACGGTATCAACTCTTTAACAAACTCAATATCAAGCGGTGAAGTAATCTGAGTGTCAGGGTTGATTATTTTATATATCGCCTCGTTGGCTGATTTTTTACCAATGTCGCCATTTTCAGATTCATTGACGACTTGCTTGATAAGTTGTTTATTAGCGGTATTCCACTGGGACAACAGAGTCTCATTGGTAACGTCCGCTTTAACAACATTACGTTTCAATTGAGTATTTGCTGTTTCTTTGGACGCCAATACCGTTCTAGTTTGCGATTTGATTTCATATAAGTCAGGCATTAAATTCGCGGGAACATTTAAGTTCATATTCATACCCTTAAAATCCCCCCAACCGACAAATTGGATATTTATGAATCCGTCGTCAATAATTTTTGAGCGAACTGTGTAAACGGAACCTTCAGAAACATTTAATTCGACAGGACGTTTTATAATAGCCTCGGCTTGACGGCTACGTACTTCAGAAAGCCCTGCTGAGTATAATGTATATCCAACGGGTGTTTGATGCCCAAATGTTTCAATAAAATCTTGTAATCCGGCTTTGGAAACTTTTGCTTTGAACTGCTCGGCTGTAAATTCATTGTAAATAGAACTCATCGAATTGTTAAATTTAATAACCGAATTTACGAGTTCTACAATTTGAAAAGGTACTTGATTAGTAGCATTTGCGTTCAAAACATATTGTTCTTCAATAGCATTTAAGATTTGTTCATATATAGGACCTGGTTCCGCTAATCCAATTGAATTGAAATTTGTTACGACATGCATCATTTCGTGTAACATGGTAGCGGTCAATTCAGTTATATTAGCGGCATATTTTACATTCAATAAAATCGCAGGAGACCCGTTGTTCAACCAAACTGTTTGCCCCGTGACTTCAGAATCAAGTGAGTCTGTCCATTGTATAAATCCTCGCGATATTATATCAGCATCTCGTTCTGTGAAATTAGACAATAATGACGAATCCCACATGTCAGATATTTTCATTGGAGTCAATTGAACGGTTTTTTCGTTTTGCTGTGTAAATGCATCGAGTGCTTGTTTTGCTGAATTCTGTAATACTTCAATATTTAGGGATTGTGTAAAGTTAGATGGGTGCATTATATCGCCCGTTATTACGTCAATCGAAATATCATACGAATCCATCAAAATATCGTTAATATAATCTGCAAATTTTGCACGTTTTGATTGATTCTTAAAGCCATCCAATATAGATTGATTATAATTTTCGGCTTTCAAAATTTCACGGCATCCAGCACGGTATTTTTTGTTATCAAACAAAGATTTTATTGTACTTCGCGCAGTTTCTGTGAAGTTTTGTTGGCAAAATCCATTCGCCAAACCTTCAAATTTAACGGCCTGAATCGATTTATTAAATGGAATTTTTATATTCGTTTGAAGAAGTCGCTTTTCAATTTGCGATGCCGTTAAAGTGATTTCTTCTTCAGTCATAAATAAATTGGTGCGAGACGCCATCGCCTGAGCTTGTTCAACGGTGTCGGCATTAGCGGCAATCGCTAAATCGTACATCATGGACGCCTGAGACAGCGTATGGTACATTGTTCTCGAATATGCATCAGTGCCAGCTTTTGGCTGGGTTTTCTTTTTCATTTCCTTTATGGAACGACTAAGTACAATAAATGCACCCTTATCGACTTTGAAAATGTCACCGATTGTTTTTTGATCGAGATAAAATAACGGAGAAATCCAAGATTTGGCTTGAGCTTCGGCGTTATATTCAACCGATTTCGGGTCAAGGTCTGAATATGCGCTCATATCGGCATCCTGACGAGCCCCGTTGAGTTGCTGTAATGTCTTTTGCAACGCGACAAGCTTGCCCATTGAAATCTTGCCTTCAACGTCCATTTGGAGCGTGTGGCCAATTTCCTCATTAACAACTTGATTTATGATATATTGCTGAGAGTATCTCGAGAACAACACCTCGTCAACCAAGACTGTCGTTTTATTTGCTGCGTGAGCATTATATACCATACGAGTACCCGAACCGTCAACGTCAATATATTTACCAAAAATAACATTGATACCTTGAGTTCTAAACAGATTGGCCAACGAACGCTGATTTTGAGTGAGAGGTGTTGTTGTTGGTTGGAATGCCACGCCTTCTGCTTTTTTGATTGCGTTAAACTCATTAACTACTTTTGTTTTTTCCGCGTCAAGATTTTCCCACCGCGCTACACCCTCGACAGATTCGAAAGCTGCGATAGCATCAAGTTTGCTTTGTTCACTAGATAACCACAGGGTCATCGCTTTCGTAAATTCCGTTTCACCGAGGGTCTGATAAACTTTAAGCATTATAGCCGCTGCTTTAGAGGCGGTTTCTTCACTCTTAGCTAAACTTTCAGACGACCTCTGGAAATCATCCATATATTTATTAGCATCAAGAACCGCTGTAGTTTGTTCACTTGTCAAATCTTCAGTTGTAAGTTGTTGCCCCTGACGTAATTTGGCAATTTGCGACTCGTTTAAGTTTATGCCCTTAGCACTGAGTTCGGCTTGAAGCTTTGTGACAGCATTTGTTGTCTTAGTGTCTTTGAGCATATTTTGTATAGCACTATATTGTGTATACGATAACCCGCCCATTTCAGCACGTTGTTTACGTGTAGAAATTTTACCAGTGAGTCTCGCTCCCGCACCCATAATTGCGCCAGACAACGCCCCAACAAGACCTGCGTGAAGTATGTCGTTGATGTCGGGAGAAGACATGATATCGGCAAATGAGCCGTGGTCAATAACCCACGTTTTTAACATCGGTTCCATTATTTCGGAAATCATTTCCTCAATACCTTCGCCGAGAGCGTCCATTGTAAATGCAGCAATAGATTGTGCGAATTTATTAGAAAACCATTTAACGGCTACTTTATCGGGGTCTACAATACCAAATTTGAATATTTTACTGGCGAACGCGCTTTCTGTAAACGCCTCAATAGCAACACTGCCCATAGCGTATGTGAAAATTTGCCATCTACCGACTTCACCTTTATTGGCAGCCCAAGCGTCACTAACAACTTTATAATTCGGGTTATTCAATATTTCTTGATATGTTTGACCGGGCATTGTACTGTAATATGTCGCAGTACCAGCAACCTGAATAGCTGTATTTGCCGCCGCAATTGCCTTTGTAGACCATCCGGCGGCTTGACCGGCGGCAGTCATACCACCGGACGCTGCGGCAGCAACGATCATAGGAGCCATACGACCGATGTTTTGGAAAACCTCGTATGTTATATTACCGATATCTGAGCGTGTGAAGTTGGTATACTGTTCATAGTACTCTTCCATAGAGCCGTGAATATCGTATATACCTTCACGAGTTTTCCGTTCCCAATACGAATCCCCGGTAATTGTCCACGCCAATCCTGTAAATGTTGTATATAAATCATTGGGAATAGACGCCACACCTTCACCAAGAGCCGCAAACGCACCCCCAATGTTTCCAAGAGTCTTTTCAATACCGCTTTTAGACTCGTAAATTTGACGATTGCGTTCGTGATATGCTTTATCCGCAAACCCTTCATTATATTGTTTTGTCAATTCGGGGTCGTCGTTGAAATAGTTATTCCAAATATAATTTACTTTATCCTCATTCGATAAATATCTGGCAATGCCGAGGTCATACTTAGAAACATCTATATCTTTTCCGGCAAGATTGGACATCATTGTCATATACTCAGAGCCCACGTCTTTATCAACAGCCAAGTTGGGGTCGTAAAGTTTCGACTCTCTAGCCATATATTGAACATATTGTTCGTTTGTTAAAATCGGTTTTAAGTTTAACGCCATTTAATCAATCTTCCTTGTTTTATTTTCTATAGAGTTTTCCTGACGAATCTCTATATAAGGTGCCCCGTTTCGGCGATTCGTCTAGTTGTTCGCTTTTATGTTCACTTTTAGGATATATATGAATGTTGCCTGAAGAATCTTTATATAATGCTCGTTGCGTAAATTCGCTGGCGGGAATCGAAATTGTATGCACCGCTTTTCCCGAACCTCCAGATGTTACTTTAATTTGTTTAGCGTTGAATAATTTAGCAAGTTCTGTTATATCAGTATTTCTAGTGCCTGCGCGATATGTAAATATATACGAATCGGTTTTCGAATCATACCGCTGATAACCGGTCAGATTCATAAGATTTTCAATCTGGGCTGGGTCTATATCTCCAATAAACGATGCGCCAACCGGAACATCTTCGTATAAAGCCGAGCCTAAGTTTTCTTTAGACGGTTCCCCATATTCGGATTCGTCGGCTTTTCGGATTTGTTTTATTCCATATCGTCCAGCGTTAGCATTAAACCAACTAGCCGTCGCAATTTCCTGAGCAGTATCTTCATTAAATGCCCGTTGTATAGAATTTGTAGTATCAAGACCTAAATATTCGTCTAATACGCCAGGCTGGTCTGCAAACAAGTTATATGCGTCTTGATTTGTGGCATATAAATAATCATATATGTCTTTATATGATTTGCGTTTATCGTCTTCGCCAAACGAGGCTCCTCTATGGAGCAAACTACCGAGAACTTCTTTTCCCAAATCAGACAACCCTGTCGTCATATCAGCACCTTCACCGGTTGTCTGGAATAATGCCGCCTCTAAAGCTTCATCAGCAGCCTCATCGGAGTCATATAAATTTCTAACATTTTCCCACAATTGTTGGTACTCATTCGACTCGCTTATGTACTTGTTGAGATATTGTAACCCCTTGGCTGCCGTTTTTGCCTGATTGCTTATATCAAACTGTTCAGCAAGGGTTTCGTCAGCGGTGCTTACAGTTTTATAATATGAATCGTATATGGATTTCAAGTTGGACGCCAAATTATACTGTGATTGAGCTGCCGACACGTCATATGCAGAAGCTAATTGGCTACTGATTACATCCTTAGCTCCAGCAGATATGTTCTGATTTAATGACGCGGCTATTTGTTGTTGTTTGTAGTTCGCGTATGCTTGAGATATATCATATGCCGCCGATTGTTGCGCGGCCTGCGTGCTTTCTTCAAACGCCGTAGTAGCTTGTTGAGTGTACGCCTTCACCAAGTCATTCCATGTGTTGTAATTAGCCTGTTGAGCGGCTCGGTCTTTATACCACTTGGCTATATCCGATTGTCGGGCCGTTATGCTGAAGTTCGCCATTCGATGACACGACCTCCTTTTTATAATTTATATATCGAGTTATGACATAACTCATACGCGATAAGTGGTCTAACACACCCTTCGCCGTGTTCTTTCGCGCTTTTAATACAGCACTGACTGTAGAAGTCAATACTGTAAATAAATAAGATAAATATTTGAACAGATTCGCGACATTCCACATAATGTCTTTAACCGCCACAAACGCCAATAATATGGAACAGAATAAAGATATTGCTGTACCAAAACTAAGATATATTCCTTTATATATTTTAGTATAATCTCTAGTGTTCATATCATCTGTAACCGCCGTATTTGTTATTAACTCTATACTGGTAGTTTCTTTCAATTTATCGGCTTTACGCTGATATTTCGACAATAGTTTATCATAATTTTTACAATTTTCAGGAGTGCGTGAACCTATTTTACGAGTGATATATTTTTGTTTACGTTCTTCATTTAACACTACCAAGAATGCATCGAAGTCTTTTATATCGGTAACATTATCATCTACATATTTGAAATATTTATCTTTAGCGCTTATGATATCGGGCTCCTCCATCCGATTGGATTCAGAGCTTGAATACCAAGTTATTTTAGCGGATATCGCCAAAACCGATGTGGTTACTAGTTCTGTCCAAAATTGAGCATTAGGTTCCTGTTTGTCAAACACCACAAAGATGATGACAAACAGTACCATAACAATCATTAAAGTAAATAGTGCACTCATTAACAGTTGCAATTGTCCTTTAACGGCTTTCATTCATCTTCTCCTTTCATAATAGCCTTTAATTTTTTCAATTTTTCAGTTTCTTTTTCGTCTTCAACCATTTGTTTATACTTCATTTCTAATGGATACGCAATAATACTACCCACCAATCCGGCGCAACTCGCTACCAAAATTGGTTCAGCGATAAACAATGACGCAGCACTAATGCCTGCCATAACAATACAAACTTTAGTCCAGTTCAAAGATTGAAAATGTTTTAATAAATTGTCTTTGAATATTAGTACTAAAATGAATATTACAACGATTGCCGCGAAACTAATTCCCGTCGATGCGTTACGTACGAGTAACGGTGTATAACACCCTGTAACAATCACGACGGGCAGTGCCTGTATTGCCAATGATAATAATTTAAGTTGTTTGGGTGTCATAAAATCAACTCCTTACAATGCCAGAAGTTTGTTCCAAAATCGGCTCTTCTTTCACAGCTTCTTCTGCAGACTTTTCAGCTTCAATTTTTTCTTCCATGAGCTTATCATACATTTCTTTCCATTTCAAAGCCTCTTCCTGAAGAACCGCCAACGTTTTTTGAGTGTCCTCGTTTACAACTAGCGCGTACATATTGCTAAGTTTTGCTTTCGATTGGTCTGGCAAATTCGATTGCATAAATACGGTGTAAATCATTTCAGCGATTGTTTTAATATTCGCCTGCAGTTGTTTATTCTCTTCGTTCAGCGAATTTATTTCAGCTCGCATTGCATTATTATCAGCAACTGTTTTTGTGTTATCCCCGATTGCCTGAGCCATAACGGCGTTTTCAGCTTTTACAGTTTTAATTTTATTGGAAAGCATACTATAAATTACAGGCAGTAATGTAGTGCTCAATGTGATTAACACAGGAACAACCTGATCTTTGAAAGTATTCCAAATATTCATCAACGTTTCCATTTTACTTTTCTCCTAAAATATCAATAGTTTTTATTTCTTCAAGCAATGGTTTACCTTGAAGAGTTCTCAACGCCTGTTCTACTGTATAAGCCGTTTTTTGCAAATGATACTCGGTTTCGTCGGGAGTTATTCCCAAATACTTACATCTGTTAATGTGATTCAATCGCATAACATAATCTGTGAGTAACCAATTGGTCAATTCTGCAATTTTTCTATCCTTATCTTCAGCCGAACGAGCCTCGAAATAATTTTGTAAATCGAGTGTCATATCAGCCCTCCTGCAAAATATAATTTATAGTCAAACCGATTAACCCAACTTTATCGTTAAGTGTCGGTGTTATAATGTTGCCGTCGGCGTTCTCAAACTCGTCAGAGTCGTTATTACTTCTTAAAATGATTTGAATAAAATCAAAACTCGGAATGTATGGACGAATCTTTTTAGTTTTGAGTGTTGCCACGTCTTTTGTAATACCGGTTATTTCGTTAGAAAAATTATTTCTCGTAAACGGTGAAGTATATTCTCGCAGTTTAGTAGGTCTTTCAGATTGTTTATAAGACAAAAATCCATATCTCATCGTAACTACATCACTCTCATATTTATTATCGAACAAAAATTTCATATAACGAATACGCTTTTTATAATTTGGAGTTCCCAAGTATAATGGCTGTGATACCCATAACCACGGGATATGTTTTACTTGTCTAGAAGAGTTAATTGTATCGCCGTACCACGAGTCTTGCAAATCACCATTAGTTTTTGTTACATAAGGGTCTAATTTGAATATCGAATCCTCGGTATAAACGTAAGTATAATCTTCATATTCCACAAAATATTTCAACACAATCGGAATATTCCATTTGAACCACATTTGAATTCGATTGTCGAGCACGTATATTGTTGTATTGTTTGTGCTGGGAACTGCGAAATATGTTAAATATTTGTGATTGTGAGACTTGCATTTCGTCAAATCCGATTTCTGTAATTCTACTCGCAACGAATCGGATAATGCCGAATACACAGTGTCTTGGTAATTTACAGAAGTACTTTGTCCCAGCCCCCAAAAACCGTCCGTATTTATGACAACCGGCAGATTAGAATAATTACAAACAATTGCCTGACCAATAGCAATATTGCCTTTCTCAGTACGTAACTCGTTCGCATAAAAATATCCGGTATCGCTGTCATACCAAGCTAAATATGTGGCGTCTTTCTTAAGGATTGCCAAATACGAATCCGAAATTCGCATTACCGACGTCACAGGCGTGTCGTCACCATAATCATCATAAAATGATTTGGGAATATATAATGGATTATTGTTCGCCGTATAATATACTTTATTGGACTTTGTAGACCAATAAACATAGTTATTATTATATCGTCCGACTAGCTCTAATTCAACAGGTAATTGCTCAGACGTTGTTTCAATAATCGTAAGCTGCGGTTTTGTTGAAGGGATGTATGTTAATAATTTTCCATTTTCCGTTAAGAAACTACCGTCAGCAAACAAATATGCAAATATAATAGCCAAATCTGTATCTCGCGTTTCGGTTTTGTAAAACGTTTTAGACTTATATTTTAATTCTACCGAACCGGGTTTTACATACAAAACGTACCCGCCACCGTTCTCAAATGACGCCCATCCAGCATCTTTTCCAATTAAGGCAACATGTTGATGCGCATCACCCGATGTGGTCACATTTATTTCGTAATGCCACGCGTCGATATTCAAAAACGATTTAGCTCCCACGTTTGTTAAATGCCAGTTTGTTGTTATCGATTTATTTGGAATTTCTTCGATATTTTCACACCCGTCAAATTCGCCAGTCGTCACACTATTTGCGATAGCATACACCCAAACATTCAAATTTTCATTTCCAGCACAAATAAATCGATTAAGTGTTGGACTCCACCAAACGCGATTAAAATTCGCCAACGTTTCATTCGTGATATCGCCTTCTCGATTTATTTTAGGCGTGTTTACATTTAACTGTACGACATACCCATATACCGACGCCTTTTTTATACTGCCACCGATAAAACACTCATTAGAATCTTCAATAACACAACATGTTGCGATACACGAATCTTGGCAAGTTGTATCATTTAATATTTGCTGACTGAGACTACCGGTGAGTTGGAATGCTTTTATCTGGGTTGTTCCTTGAGCGGTTATTGTGTATGCAACGCACACCGAATCATTTTTAGAATAATAATCGAAATCTATCGATTTTACAGCACCCTGTATCGGATAGGTCGATTTCACATTTCCCGACGTATCAAACACTACGATAATGTTAGCGCTTGTAATTCCAACTATAACATTCGCACTCTCATATACTTTATATGTTGTTATCGGATTGTTTTTATACGTCAATGCAGTGAAATGATTATAATATTTATTCGAATCTAATTCAAAATCTAAATTTTCAAAAGTCTCTATATCTTGGGGTTTCCAAAATACTTCAGTTTTTACTTTATTTATAAATCGATTTTCTTGTTCTCCTGCGGCAACACGAACGTTTGTTGAAGAGTCCAGTGTACCACTAGTCGGAATATACGGAATTGCTTTTGTAAATGATATTTTAGATGTTTCTAAATCAATCGTCGTTGTATAAATTTCATCATTTATTAAAGCGTATAACACATTGCCGTTATTAAACATCTCGGTGACAATACTACCGTCATCGTCTGTAATAGTTATCCATGTCTTAAAATCAGTCGATATCCCCCAAGACACTTTGTTGGACGCGTCTTTAGCACCGCAGATTGCGTGATAATGATTTTCAGCATAATCAAACTCAAACACATTCTCAACTTTTACAGGAGTCTGCGAATGATAATCAAGCCTCGGTCTTGTAACCAAAGTTCCTTCATCATCGACATATAAATTCAAACATTCCTCGGCAGAACTCTTAATAGCATTAAAGGGGTTGACAGACTTGTCAATCCCCTTAAAATCACCAATCATAAAGGTTTTATAATCGTCAGACGAAAATGTTGGAACTTTTTGAGTTACGGCTCCTGTTCTACGCATCTTTTCCACCCCTTAATTTTCTCAACGAGAGTGTTTGTTTTGAAGTCGGGGTCGAATGTTTTTTGTCTATTAGCAATCTGAATTATTGCAGTCGCTAATCCGACCTCAACCTCACTTCCTGTCGTGCCCGCGGGTATTTTTAACCCGTATTCTTCACCTTTTTTATAAATCTCTATAATATTATGTTTTTTCATTTTAATACCATCCCGCGTGATTTACCGGGTTCGTATGTTTG